TATCCAAATTTACGACGACACTGAAACGGAAGACAATGAGAAACCTGAATAGAATCATCTTTATCAACAGCGCCAACATTCCCTATGCCGACGACATTTACCTGGACGGGAATGTGCACTTCATCGGCACGCAGGGAGTGGGAAAAAGTACCGTACTGCGCGCCATCCTGTTTTTCTACAACGCCGACACCCAGAAGCTGGGTATCCCCGTAGAGAAGCAGAGCTACACGGAATATTACTTCCCCTACTCCAACTCCTACATCATCTACGAGGTAACCACCGAGCAGGGAGCGTTCTGCATCCTGAGCTTCAAGTCGATGGGCCGCGTGTGCTACCGTTTCATCGACTCGCCCTACCGCATGGAATTCTTTGTCGACGAGAACCGCACGGCCTACAGCGGCAACGACCGTATCCGTGCCGCCCTCGACCAGTACGGAGTGGACTACTCGCGCATCATCTATACCTACGACGAATACCGTAACATCCTCTACGGCAACGGTGCTGGTCCCGAAATGAGCCGCTACTCGCTCATGGAGAGCAAGCAGTACCAGAACATTCCGCGTACCATACAGAACGTGCTCCTCAACTCAAAGCTCGATGCGGAGTTCATCAAGAAAACCATCATCTCGTCCATCAACGAAGACGAGACCGCCATCGACCTGAATACCTACAAGGAGCACCTGAAGAACTTCGAAACACGCCTGCGCGACATCGAAGAGTTCCAGAAACGCGAAACGCAGAAACAGGCCAAAGAAATCACCTCCCTATCGGCACAGGTGTCACGCCAGCAGACCGCTCTCGTGCAGGGTTGCCGCGAACTGGCCGCTACCTTCCGCCTTACCGAAAGCCAGTTGCCCAAGGCCGAGGAACAGAAGCACCAGGCCGAGAAGGCACGTACCGCCCTTCTCACCCGCCGTCAGGAGTTGCAGGAACAGTCGCGCCAGCGCTGCGACAAGATGCAGGAGGCGCTGGCCATCCTGAACAACGAACTGCAGAAAGCACAGCAGAAGGAAAAGGAATATGCCCGCCGCCAGATAGAAGAAATCATGGAGCGCTCGGCCCGCAAGGAGGAGTGGAAGAACAAGCAGCAGGGATTGCAGGAAGAGCAGCGCATCCTTACCTCGCACTACACGGAAATCTCCACCAAATACAAGTCGCTCATCCAGAGCCTCGACGAGCAGTGGAACCGCATCCACGAGGCCAAAATCAAGCAGCTTGAGGGACTGAACAACACGTTCAATGCCCGCATCGAAGAAGCCCGCCGTCAGCACGAAGCGGCTACCGAAGCGCTTTACCAGGAATACGAACAGCTCTCGCAGCAACTGCATCCGGAGCGTAGCAGCAAGCAGAACGAACTGACCGCCCTCGACTATCAGATGCAGCTGTGCCGCAAGGAGACTTTCTTCGAAGCCGAGCAGGAGGAACTGAAACACCGCATCCAGTCGTACACGGGTCTGCACATGAGCAAGAAGAACCGCATCAACAACGCCCAGCTCATCATCAAGGAACTCACGTTGAAGTGGGAAGAAGAGTTGCAGAAGGGACTGAAGGAGAAAGACGAAGCACTGATGCAGTTGCAGGCCGAGCACTTGCAACTCCGTCCGCGTATGGACGAACTGGAGACCTTCCTGAAAAACAGCAAGAGCACCCTGCAAGGCTGGCTCAAGGAACACAAGAAGGGATGGGAAGAAAATATCGGTAAGCTGTGTGACGAGTCCATCCTCTGGCAGACCAACCTCTCGCCGAAGATTGTGGACGAAGGCACATCATTCTACGGCATTTCCATCTCCCTGCAGGACATCGAGCGCCACATCCGCTCCATCGACGACTATCAGGCGGAACATGACAAGGGTATCAAGCGACTGGCTGAAATCCAGGCTGAAACCCTCCGTCTGCAACAGGAGAAAGAGACCTTGGAAGAGCAGCTGAAAGCCAAATACCAGCCGCGCATCAAGGAACAGAAAGACGTGATAGCCGTACAAGAATACGAACTGGAAAAACTGGAACAGCAATACCAGAAGGATATGCTCGACCTGGACGACTGGAAGAAGAAGGCGGAAGCCGAACGTACTGCCAAACTCCGGAAACTGGAAGAGGAAAAGCAACGCATCGCCGCAGAACTGAAGGAAATTGACGGCAAACTGAACAACCTGAACCGCGAAAAGAGCGAGAAGCTGAACCAGCTGAAGCAGGAATGGAACCGAGTGCAGCAGGACATCGCGCACGAGAAGGATACACAGGCCGGCAGTATCCGCCTGGAGGATAAGGAAGAACAGCAGCGCATCGCCACGGAGAAAGCCGAATACGAGCGCCAGATGAAGCAGGAACTGCACTCGCAAGGTGCCGACACCGAACGTCTACAACAGATTAGCAGTCAGTTGCGCGACATCGACCGGGAATTGCAGTTCATCAAGGAGCACGCCACCCTGCTTATCGAGTATCAGAAGGACAAGCGCGACCTCATCGACCACATTCCGGAATGGAAGCGTGAACAGGAGGAACAGAAACGCCAGCTCAGCCAGGAGAAGGACAACCTGCGCCGGGAAACCTCGGGCTTGCAGGAGCAGATTGATGCCCTGAACAAGGAACTGCAGCAGGCAGAGAAGGAAGTAACACAGCTTCAGGCCAACCTGGAGGCGTACAGCAAGATTTCGGCCTACGACTGGTACAAGCCGCATCAGGATATTTTCAATCCTGAGAACCCTGTCACGCTGGAAATCCACACGCCGCGTACCTGCCTGGAACTGATTGACGAACTGGGCCGCACGGACAGCCAGTACATGACGCTGCAAAACCGTCTGCGCAAGGAGGTGAATCTCTTTACCGGCCACTTCGACGAGGAGAATACCTTCAAGTTCAAGACCAAGTTTACCGAGGACTGGGAGTACATCCGCTTTGCCGAGGAACTGCACGACTTTGTGGAAGAGAACAAAATCAGCGAGTTCGTCCGCCGCATCAACAACGAGCATTCCGACATCTTCAAGCGCATCAGCATGGATACCTCAATGCTCACGGCTTCGGAAGACGATATTCAGGACCTCATCGGTCAGGTGAACAAGGGATTCCAGACGTGCAACTTCGTGGGCGTTATCCAGTGCATCGAAATGAAGGTGGAAGAAAGCAGCAACCGTGTGGTAAACTGTCTGCGTGCCATCCAGAAGTACTATAACGAGCATGCCTATGACCTCACGCCAGGCACCAACCTCTTCTCGTCGGAAAACGAGCAGCTGGTGAAACAGGAGGCCATCGCCCTGCTCCGCGACTTCATCAAGGAGATTCACGCCTACCGCTACGACAGCATCCGCCTGTACGACTCGTTCGAGCTGCGTTTCCGCATCATCGAGAACAACAACGACACGGGCTTCGTAGAGAAGCTGTCGAACGTGGGTTCGGAAGGTACCGACATTCTGGTGAAGGCCATGATCAACATCATGTTGCTGAACGTGTTCAAGGAAGGGGCTTCGCGCAAGTTCAAGGACTTCAAACTGCACTGTATGATGGACGAAATCGGTAAGCTTCACCCGAACAACGTGAACGGTATCCTGAAGTTTGCCAACGACCGGAACATCATCCTCATCAACGGCTCGCCTACGGAACTGAACCGCGATGCCTACAAGCATGTGTACCTGCTCACCAAAGGCGCGCAGAGCAAGACACGCATCGCCCGGCTTATTTCAGACCAGAAACTGTAGGCTTTTCAGGCTCCATGAAAGCCTTTTTCAAAACGTCTTTGCGATTACTCCAAAACGCTTTGACATTTACAATAAAACGCAAGTACATTTCATTTCGAATGCACTTGCGTTTCAAATGAAACTCCCTTGCGTTTTAGAACAAACGCAAGGGAGTTTTTTATGGCTTATTTTTAAGAATCCTCAAGCAGGCCATATAACAAAAAAAGAGCCTGAAAAACAGGCTCTTTTAAGATTGAATCAGCAGGAGCCGAAAGCGGGACTCGAACCCGCGACTTACTCATTACGAATGTATTAATCGGACACCGTTTAACTTTTTGTGTATTAATTAGTTATGATTGTTTTTCTGTTTTTAAAAAGGTACTTTTTTATTAATTATTTATTTTCTTATATATAAAGTCCTCATTGTTAAAAGCCAAAATAATAGATGAAAGTACAAGTAATGTAGAACTCAAAATGAACAAGAACTTTAAGTGAGGAATATATGATATGAAAAAATAAGTTATAAAAAGATATATGATATTTATTGCAATCATTATCAAAGGAATCAAGTAGTATCTTATTTTCATATATTTTGTTAGCGATAAGTAAAACATAGGGGTAAGAAGTAATTGAAGCATAGGAACCATAACGTGTAAATTATCCTTGTCCACTTTATTATAAAGTGAAAGAAATAGCTGTGAAATTACTATTAAGGATATTGAAAGATAAATCAATGCCTTACTTTGGACAATTCTTAGAAACAAATTTCTTTTCTTTTTTGCTATTTCACTTATCTTCAATTTACTACCTTTTTTCTCCTCAAAATAGCAATCCCATACCTCTACAGATATTTCATTCATGTTTTCATTCGTGAATTGATTGTTTATTTTAAGTAGATATTTTTTTAATCTGTCTGACCATTTACCGAACGAAGTATAACCTTCATCTATTACGGCTCTTCCAATGTTGACAATTGAATCATCGCACACATTATAAACGTCATACCATCCTCTTGACGTTCTTACACACGGCTGATTTTCTTTCGCATATTTTACATATTCATCAGCTGTTAACATACCGTCAAATCTCTTATAGTAAGTCATATCACAACCTCAAGCTACCGACAACTAAATTATAAGAACGAATATCCTCTTTTGGTATTGAGAAGACTGGAAACTCCGGATTGTAAGAACGGCATGTTATGCAGTCTCCATCATCGTATATTCTCTTAATTACTACTCCCTGGGTTGTGTCAAGCACGTGCACCCTACCCCATTGAAGGAACCGCTTTTCATTTACTTTTAAACATGCCACTTCATCACCGGCAAAGTATTCAGGCTCCATGCTTCTTCCTACTACTCTAATCGTAAAGTCATAATGAGGGAAAGCACTGATAACCGGTACTTCTTCACACTGATATTCCGTTACTCCCTCTATTGTCTCGGTCAAAGTTCCGGCAGCTGCATCGTATGGTATACGTGGGCGAGTATCATTTTTCTCGTTTTTATTTTTGCCTATAGATGTATCAGATACATTCTTATTTAACATATCTCCCTCTCCATTAATAAGCCAAGACACATTTAATTCAGGAAAAGCATTAGATATTCTATCAACTGTACTTCTTCTTGTACTATCACTAAGTTTTGAAAAAGCACCGTTGCTAAGTCCTACAATCTGTTCAAACTGCTTCGGAGTTAGCGATTTAGCAGCAATAAATTCTTTAGCCCGTTCTAACAAACCCATACAAAAAAGAAAATAAATGTTAATAAAACAATCTTTCAATAGATTATCTATTGTTTATAATAGAATATCTATTACATTTGCACCAAGTAAGAAAGTAGGTAGGTAACAAGATGCAAATAAAAAAGAAGCGGCTACATAGTAGACACTTACACAATCTCTTAACACAAAGATAGCAATTTCTTTTCTGTTTGCATCAGTAAACTATAAAAAAATGGATAGAGTAACAGTAGAAGATATTAAAAAAATAGAGCCTGGCACATCAATGAGCTGGACGCTTCCTCCGAACAAATGTCTGTCTGCAAAGAATCTTGCATACGAATGTTCATTCAGGAGAGTAAACCCACGTGTAATGAAATACAAGGTATCCCTGAACAGAAAGGAATCTAAGATAACCATCACTGCAATACCATTAAAAACTGAATAATATGATGAACAGAATTTCTAAATCATGCCTGATACTGGTTGTAGCGGCATTATCATTATTTATCCTGTCCAACCACAAGGACTATTCATCCGAAATAGTAGAAGGAATCAGCGACAGCGCACTTGAATCAATACGCTGCAAAATCGGCCATGATGCCGGAAACGCGGAGATTGCCAGAGAATACCTTAACAATAAATCATTTTACGATGCTCAATGAGACAGCAATATTCCTTGCCATGAATGACAAGACTTTCGGCCTTCGCGAATCCGCATCCATTGTAGGAGGAATGAAAAGGCTATCGATGCTTCTTGATTCAGGCAAGATAAGATACACCAAGAAGAGCGAAAAGCAGAATGCCAAGCTATTCTGCAACGCATGGGACGTTCTTAAGCACGCATCAATAGAACGTGCAAGAGCAGGACGGCCAAGAACAGACGCCTGTTAGTTCAACGGATAGAACGGAAGTTTCCTAAACTTCAGATCCGGGTTCGATTCCCGGACCGGTGACAATAAAAAACGGTCTTTGACATTCTTGACATAAAAATGTGTACCAATAAAGAAATGTTGCTTAGCGGAAACGCGGTAATGGCATCCGGGCTTTTTGGTACATTAACAAGTCCAATTTGCTTTAGATTATAAAAAATGGCTGGGTATGTCCCTTAAAGACAAGGTAACGCTTGCGGCACCCCTTGTGGTAAGATTCCACCGGAGAAATCCGTGACAGGTTTAAGCCTTCGAAGGGGACAGAATTTGTCCATAGTATGAGTGTTTTTCATATTAGATTTAGTTTTGGTTTGATAAATACATTCACTCCTGTGAAGGCCTGAATGTATTTCAATACCGGACCGTTAGCTCAGTCGGTCAGAGCAGCAGACTCATAATCTGAAGGTCCACGGTTCAAGCCCGTGACGGTCCACGTTCGTGAGAATAATTAATTCCGTTTTATCTTAATTCACAACTTGGCAGAGCCTGTATTTCAATGGTAGAATAACGGTTTTTCCGTAGATAAGAGTTCGATTCTCTTCGGGCTTTCTAAAGCTTTTTTATTATTAAAAACTAAACCAAGGGAGCCGTACACCCTATAAGCGTAGCCAATCCAAGGCAGCGGAGGTAGGCTGATTTTCCGAAGGGGTCCACCGAAAGGTGAACGGGTTCGAGTCCTGTATCAGCCACATCGGAAGCATTTTTTTATGAATTGCGTATGAATACGCCAGGGCACTTGATTGTCGTATGCGTTGGGAATGCGTTGGGAATGCGTTACGGTTGATGCGTGTCTGAGTATGTCAGGCGGCGGCTGCGAAAGCAGTGTGCACCGTGGAAAAGATGGCAAACACACCGTGCAAGACGTCCCGCAAGACGTCCCGCAAGATGACGGCAAAAGACAGTGTCTGCGAGCTAGTAAATACGCGCTCATTAAAAAAATGACAGAGAGAAATCAATAGCGGATTATTTTTTTTAAATGCGTCCGCTAAATGGGTTTGCTGTACACTTTCGTCAAAAATACTTAGCAAATGCTAGCAATTGCTACCATTTGCAAGCTTTTGCCAGATTTGCTAGAAGTTGCTTTCAATTGATAGAATTCTATTAAAGCTTGAATAAGAAAAGTCAGATTGAAATTAAAATAATCATCTGATTTACATTCAGTTAAGAAATAGTTTTAGCAAACGTAGCAAATGCTAGCAAATGCTAGCAATTGCTACAGATAATGATATATAATATATATGAGTGTATATTATTATCCCCTTTATATTCCCCTTAGAAATTTCAGCTTGTCAGGATTTACCTGACAGGCTTTTTTTATAACCAAAAAGTCTTATGGAAGAAAAAGAAAAAACAATTCTGCTTTTCGGAAGCTCCTCAAAAGGAGATCTTGTAATTGTTCAGAGACCGGAGGAAAATAATTCCTACCTCAATGAAAAGATTCTGATTCTTGACGAATCACAGCAAAACCAGTTAAGAGACTATCTAAACCAAAAAATTAAATCAAATGAGTAACGTAGCATTGAAATTAAGTGAATTCCAGAAGTACAATGCAGAGAACATTCTGGATTGCGAAGCGGTAATGGAAAAAGTCGTAGAGGTGTACAACCTGATGCACGGAGAAGGCGGTGAAGCTTTCTTCGAACGGGAAAGACAGAACTTTCAGAAGATTATCTCAGAAAGCATCCACCTTAAAAAGTGCACGGCATTTTCGATTTATACCAGCATCATCGACTTGTCTGTGTATAATCTGTCAGTAGAACCCGGAGCACAGGCAACTGCATACCTGATTCCGCGAAATGTGAATATCGGAAAGGGTAATGACGGTAAGGACGTATACGAAACACGATGCACCCTGAAGATTTCCGGTTACGGTGAACTTGTCATACGTGCGTCTGCCGGTCAGATTCTATATGCTGACAATCCGATTGTTGTATATGACAATGACGAATTTTCCTGCTCGGTCAGCGGAGAGAAGAAAAGCGTTGAGTACAAGTGCAACCTTCCGCACAAGGGGCATCAGGTAATAGGATGCTTCATCCGCATAGTACGTAGTGACCGTTCTGTAGATTATTCCTGGCTCCTTGAAGAAGAGATTGAACGTCTGAAGGGTTACTCTTCCAAAGCAAACAAAAAATGGAATGAGAGGGAAAGGAGATACGAATGCAAGGCTAATGATCTTTACACTTCGAATGACGGAAGTATAGATACCGGTTTCCTCATTGCCAAGACAATCAAGCACGCTTTCAAGACTTATCCCAAGATTAAGGTCGGAAAGAGCACGGTATTGCAGTCTGAGGATCCGGAACCTGAAAAGACGGAAGATATATACGGAGTTCATACAGATTCAGTACCATCAGATAATGAACGTCCTTTCGGCCCTCCGGTAAACGATATGGCTAAGGGTGTTACGATTGACAATTCATCGAATCCTGACAGCCCTTTCTAATGTGTAACAAAAAAAATAAATCTATATGGAAAATCAAATTATCAAGCAGCAGAATGATATAGTAGAAGTTGCAAGAATCGCACCTGACGCTATAGAAAGGAATCAGGCTTCCTGCCAGGCGTGCGTGGAATACGGTAAAAAACTTCTGTCTATTGCAGAAGGAGGTATGAATGATGAAATAGACAAACAACTTGAGGACTATATCAAGAAATCAAGGGTTACTATTACTGCAATGAATGACAGACGAAAACCTGTAACACAGCTCTTCGATCAGATACGTTCCGGATTCACCCAGCTCGAAACGATGATAGATCCGAAGGTTGCCGGAACACCGGCCAACAAGGCACAGAAGCTGCGTGACCAGTACGCAAGAAAGAAATACGAGGAAGAGGAAAGAAGAAGAAGGGAAGCCGAAAGGATGGCCCAGATTGAGAGGGACAAGACTTCATATCTTGAAGCGTGCGAGAAGGAAATATTCGGATTCTTCAACCAGCGCACCAATCAGGCTATAAACCGTCTTATATCGCTCAATTCTTCACTTACCTACTTGAATTTTGACGAAGTTTCCGCACAGATTGATTCTTTCGACTGCAAGTTCCCTGTGAAGGAAATTGCCGGATACACATTCGGAGTAATGCTTCCGTCTTCCCTTGGCATGGAAGAAGTCAAGGCCATTCAGAAGAAAGCAATCGAAAAGGGGTATGCGATGATGCAGCAGTACGAGTTTGACGTCCAAGGTCAGAAAGATTCCATCATGCAGCTTCTTCCATCAAAGTACAATGAGCTTCTGGCAATTGAGAAGCAGAAGCAGGTGGATGCGGAAGCCGCAGCAGCACGTGAGGAAGAAATGAAGAGAAAGGAGCAGCAGGAGCGGGAAAGAAAAGAAGCTGAAAGAAAGGCCGAAGAAGAAAGGAAGAGACAGGAAGAAGAGCTTAAAAGCAAGCAGAGCAATGTGGAGAGTCTGTTTTCCGTATCTGCAGTAAGCGTATCATCACCGGCTAACAAGGTAAAGGTTAAAAAGCTTGTGGAGGTGTTGAATCCAAAGGGTTACGCTGATCTGTTCAACTACTGGTGGGTTGGTGAAGGACAGTATCTGTCACAGGAGGAACTTGAAAAAGTATTCAAGAAGCAGATTTCATACGCGGAAAAATCAGCCAACCGCCAGAATCCTGACTATATCAAGTCCGACAACTTGAAGTACATTGACGAAATTAAGGCAAAATGAATCCTGACAGCTACTACAACCGTAACGAGGTAAGCAATTCGGACCTTACGGAACTTAAGAATCTTCTTTATCCCCGGCTTCAGTTCGGGGATAAAGAGAAGATATTCGCTTTCGGCTCACTTGTGGATGCAATCATAACGGAGCCTGACAGAGTTAATTATTACCAGCTTACCGTTGATGATGTGAAGTATACGGAAGATGATTTTGCACTTGCAAGGGAAATGCACAAGTCGCTTCTGATGGAAGCCAGGAAAGATGAATTTCTTGATTACGTACTTAAAAACTCTGACACACAGAAGTTCATGGTAAAAGAAAGGGAGTTCGATTACACCGGATTCAAGTATCATCTTCCTACCCGGTGCAAATGGGACTGGTTCCTTTCTTCTGTAGGATTCGGAGGTGACCTTAAAACCACATTTGCAGTTTCTCAGGCTCAGTTTGACGAAGCAGTCGACTTCTTCGACTGGGACAGAAGCCGCGCATGGTATATGGATATTGCCGGTTCGAACAAAGACTTCATCTATGCCATCAGCAAGAAAAACTGCAAGGTGTTCAAGAAGTTCATTGAACGAGGTGACCAGGTATACAGACGTGGTTTTGATAAGTACAACGAACTTGCCTTTAAATACTATCTGTTTGTCACATGAAGATTCTATGTATAGTCACCGAAAACGGACTTGTTCCCAAATATGACAGCGACCGTGAGGAGTTCAGGAGCCTGAAAAGGAATACTGATGTTCTTGTAGAAGTTGGCCAGAAAAGGAACTACGAGTTTCATAAAAAGTTTTTTGCCCTTCTTAAGCTTACGTATGACAATTTTCCTGAATGGCTGGAAGATTCTCTTAACGTACATTCAGTAGAAGACTTGCGCACACGACTTAAGGTTGACCTTGGACTATACGAGGTGTCTCACTACGGCAATCAGTCCGTAATAATTCCTAAGTCAATCGCGTTCGACAAGATGGACGAAACTGAATTTGAGAAGTTCTACAGAAGTTCGGTAAACCACATACTTAAGAACTACCTGAAGGGCGTAAACAACGAACAAATAGAGGAGGAAATATGGAAATTCCTATAAAGCTCAACATAACACCATACGAATACCAGAAGGAAGGAATTATAAAAGGACTTGAACTTAAACGTCTTTTCTTGGGCGATGAACCAGGTCTGGGGAAAACCTGCCAGTCGATTGGCATCGTAAATACTGCAGGTGCCTACCCTTCCCTTGTAATCTGTCCTTCTTCACTGAAGATTAACTGGAAAAGGGAGTTCGAAAAGTTTGCCGGAGTTGAAGCACTTATACTTAACGACAGCGTAAAATCCACATGGGGTTATCTGTTACAAATGCGAACGGCAGACGTATGTATATGCAATTACGAAAGCCTGAGAAAGTTTTTCGTGTGGAAGTACAGGAAGGGTGACAGGCTTAAGGATATAGTGTTCAACCCTTTCATCAGCCTGTTCAAATCTGTTATCATTGACGAAAGCCACAGATGCAAGGACCCCGGTGCCCAGCAGTCCAAGTTCATTGCCGGAATAGCTCACGGTAAAAAGTACATCATGGAACTTACCGGTACTCCGGTAGTGAACCGACCGCGTGACCTTATATCACAGCTTGCCATAATGGACCGACTTAATGACTTCGGTGGAAATTCTTATTTCACAGCAAGATATGGTGACGGAGAAAACCTTGAAGAACTTTCTAAAAAGCTCTACGAAACATGTCTTATAAGGCGTGAGAAGAAGGACGTGCTTACACAGCTTCCAGACAAGACAAGGGTTGACATCTACATTGACATAGAGAAGGAATCTCCGAGAGATTATTACGAAGCCTACAAGATGGCCGAAGAAAACCTTAAGGAGTATCTTATTACATACAAGTCGTGCAGCGAAGGTCAGGCACGCGCCAAGATGCGTAATAAGGCACTCGTCCAGTTCATGGAGCTGAGAAGCATCGTTGCATTATGCAAGGTTAATCCAGTAATAGATTTCCTGAAAGACTTTATTGCTACCGGCAGAAAAATAGTCGTATTCTGCTCCTCACATTCTATCGTAGACAGTCTTAAATCAGCATTTCCTGATTCGGTTATGGTAACAGGCCGGCAGGATTTCATACAGAAGCAGGCTTCCGTTGACGTGTTCCAGAACAGGCCGGAGATTCAGATAATAATATGCTCCATCAAGGCGGCAGGAGTTGGAATAACTCTTACAGCTTCTTCCACCGTACTTTTCGTTGAACAGCCCTGGACTTACGCGGATCTTGTACAATGCGAGGACCGGTGCCACCGTATCGGACAGAAAAACAATGTTACGGTATACAACGCACTCGGTCAGGGAAGTATAGATCATCGTATATACAACCTCATACAGAAAAAAAGAAGCATTGCCAATCAGATAACCGCGTCCTCTGACGACATACCGAAAGATGAATGTTACTTCGATGAACTTGTCAACTTGATTCTATATGATAAGCAGGAAGAGTCGTGCAGCGATACTTGAATGCCTTGAATACGTGATTTCCCTTTTCCCTGAAAACAACAGGGGATATAATACTTCACGCACTTACAGAAAAGCATTGAAGGAATATATACGAGAAAACAAAATCGAACAAAATGAAAGAAAAGAGAACACCATTGCGGAGAAAATCTCCGCTTCGAATGGTAAAGATAAGGAAGGTAAGCAAAAAGCAGGAAGCACTTAACAATGAAATGAACAAGATAAAGAGGGAGCTTCCTGACAGATGCTGTATATGCGGAAGGCCGGCCGTTGATCCGGCACATCTTCTTCCACGGTCAATGTATCCTGAATACTATACGGCAAAATGGAATGTGGTTCCTATGTGCCGTGAACATCACCGTCTGTATGACAATGATATAGAATTCAGAAAACAGCAGAAGAAATTGTACAAAATCGTGCTGGAGCATGACGAATGCGCGGCACACAGATATTTCAGGTTATATGAGATTAGATGAAAAAATAGAATATTCCATTAATCTTCTTAGAAAAAGCGAAGAAATGGCTTTGAAAATGGATCCTGATAACGGATTCTATCTGGCGTTTTCTGGCGGAAAAGACTCACAGGTATTATACCATTTAGCAGTAATGAGTGGGGTGAAATTTAAAGCCCACATGAACCTTACAAGCGTAGATCCGCCGGAGGTTATCAGGTTTGTAAAAAATCATTATCCGGACGTTGAACTTATAAAACCTAAAATGAGCATATATGACATGGCTAAAAAAATGGGTTGTCTTCCAACAATGAATAAGCGTTGGTGTTGTGCTGAATTTAAAGAAGTTTCTGGAGCTGGTAAGGTAACACTAATCGGAATAAGAAGAGAGGAAAGTGCTAAGCGTTCTAAACGTAATGAAGTAGAAATGGACAGGTATAAATTCAGTGGAAGTTTCGACCAATGGAGTGACCATCGCGAAAAAATGGTGACTTGTGTAGGAGGAAAAGATAAGATAATTGTCAGTCCGATACTATACTGGACGAGCCGTGATGTTTGGGAGTTTCTTAACTCAAATGGCATACCTCATTGTAGTCTTTACGACAAAGGGTATAAAAGAATAGGTTGCATACTCTGTCCGATGTCAGGCCATAAACAGAAAGTAAAAGAACTAAGGGATTTTCCTCATGTAAAAACCAATTGGATAAAAGCTATTGAATGGTTGAGAGAAAATAAATGGACTGATACATCTTTAAGTAAAGATTCAGAAATGGCTTTTAACTGGTGGATAAGCGGAAAATCTTTTGATAAGTTTTATGCTGATGAATATTTACAACAAAAAATTGAATTCTAATTTTTTTTATTATGAACATAACAAAAGCAATAGCTGAACAGGTTGCAACAAAAATGGTGAAACCTATAGCTGAACGTATCAGCAATGAACATGATATACTTAATGATATAGTGAAAGATATAGCAGTAAGAGGTATTCCTGAACAGGTATATGATACTTTCACTAAGTATCCAAGATTCTTTTATCAAACAATGGCCGTATACATCGCAAACGGTTCACAGGTTACAAGGGTGGAAATTAAAGAATGGCTTCCTTACGGAAGTTCATGCGGAGGTGGATTGAATGTTCCGTGTACTGCAGAAGAATCAGAAAAGGTGTCAGTGCTACAGGAAAGGATAGAAGAACTTAGGGATGAAAAGAGCAGGACATACAATTCTATAGTGAACACTCTCCTATCTCTAAGGAATTCAAAGAAAGTTAAGGAAGCATTTCCCGAAGCATACGAATACATAAAGGGATATGAAGATAAAACTACAACAGAAGTGGCACTTCCTGTTGAAACCATAATGAATACAATCAATAAATACAGAAAGGAGTAAGATATGAAAAATTACACACCAGAATTTATTACAAGTCTTAAGTCGAATGAGGTTTTTGTGTTCGGCTCAAATCTTAATGGGAATCATGCCGGTGGTGCTGCTTATCAGGCACTACAGAAATTTGGAGCAGAAATGGGTAATGCAGAAGGAATGCAGGGTCAGTCTTATGCTATTCCTACACTGGATAAGAACATGGAGCGCATTAACCTTACTGACTTGGAACGGTCAATAGGAAGATTTTATGACTATGCAGACGAGCATCCTGATTTGATATTCTATCTGACAAAGATAGGATGCGGTATTGCAGGATATGAAGTGTCGGATATAGCAACAGTTGTTAATTGCCGTGATATTCCTGCTAATGTGATTATCCCGGAAGAATTTACTCATGTGCCTGGATTCAAGGGTTTCGATGAAAATATGCAGTGTCGTGGATTCAAGTATGAGGAAGGTAAGGCCTATCACGAGGTTGGTGAAATACAAGCTTGCCGGTCAGGATTTCACTACTGCAAATATCCTCTTGATGTTTTCGGGTATTATCCTCCTGCAAAGAGCCGTTTTTGCTCTGTAGATGGTTTTGGCAAGATGTCAAATGATACGGATGGTACAAAGCTTGCTGTGTCTGATTTGAAAATAAATGCTGAGATTGGTATAGCAGGTATTGTGAAAGCTGCAATAGAGTATACAAGAAAGAGATGCACTAACAGATGTAATGCTGAAGAAGGTAAACCAGCTACGGCCGGTTCATATGGTGCAGCTACGGCCGGTGATAGTGGTGCAGCTACGGCCGGTTCATATGGTGCAGCTACGGCCGGTTCATATGGTGCAGCTACGGCCGGTTCATATGGTGCAGCTACGGCCGGTGATAGAGGTGCAGCTACGGCCGGTGATAGAGGTGCAGCTACGGCCGGTGATAGAGGTGCAGCTACGGCCGGTTCATATGGTGCAGCTACGGCCGGTGATAGTGGTGCAGCTACGGCCGGTGATAGAGGTGCAGCTACGGCCGGTTCATATGGTGCAGCTACGGCCGGTTCATATGGTGCAGCTACATCAAGAGGTAAGTCATGTACAGGTAAGCATGGTCTGTCAGTGGCACGTGGTAATAATGTCAAGGTAAGAGGAGGTATGGGGGCAATATTGGTTATAGCAGAGGAAAATGAAGATAACTATGATATTGCATCATGGAAAGCAGTTGTAGTTGATGGGGATAAGGTTAAGCCTGATACTTGGTATAAATTACAAGATGGTGAATTGGTAGAATATAATGAATAAAAATATTAACTATGGCAAAGAAAAAAAACGTAGTGAAGGTTGAGACAAGAAAGGACGAAGTAAGATATGTAACAAGCGACATAAAAAAAATGCTTGGAAAGTTCCTGGTAAAATCACTGAAAAGAACATGGAGTGAAGCATTTGCAAATCATGATACAGGAGAGGTTGTAAACATTGATCGTAACGAAATAATCTTTTATGCAGGTACCTATTTGGGGCAGGAGGAAATATCTAAAATCAACTTTTATATGCAGGAAGGATCCATTCAGGAAGTTGAAGTATCAAATCAGAGACGAATGGCGTTCGAAATGACAACTGACAACTTTATTCCGTACATGGCACAAGTATTATGTGACATGAAAAAAAAGAAGTTCCTGCTTAAAGCACAGTCTATAGACCAGGCAAGGGAAATCGTTAAGGACTTCACAGAACTCAATTTCAAAGGAAGTTTTCGGATAACCCAGATTAAGGAGTTTGATTATTGCATAATTCTTGTTGACAAGCTATCAACTACCCCTCTTGATGAACTCGGAAAGCTTGTTATGGAAAATTCAGAACTTTATTCTGACGAGGAAATCAAGAAGATATGCGGAGAGGACAAGGCCGACATTCCTGAATCCAAATTCTACAACATTGACGCACGAATCATTTTTACTACAGAAGGAAAGGATGAGGACAAGGAGGAAACTAACAGGCAGTTTGTCGTACAGACTTATACTGCAGAACGCGCGATAATGCTTATCAACAGATACCTGAATGACGAGCAGGACAAGTTAGAAGAAGAATGCAAGGAAAAAAACAGAGGTTTTGACAGGAAGATTATCCATGCGTCTATAGAACAGTCAACCATCATACCGATTAACCAGTACATACCTAAAGAATTCAGCTTAGCCTATGCCACAGAATAATAGAATCAGTATTTCGGACCTTCTCAAAATAAAGAAGAATACCTGTAAAAAGACGCATGATGATGAAGAACACCGTCTTCAATGTGCGTGCGTTAAATGGTTCAGGATGCAGTATCCTTCCATAAGCTATGTGCTTTTTGCCATTCCCAACGCTGCAAGAAGATCTGCAAGGAATGGCGCGTACATGAAGGATGAAGGTATGCTCCCGGGCGTGTCAGACCTGATTCTTCTCAAGAGCAACCGTCATTACGGTGCACTTTGCATCGAAATGAAAACACGTTCAGGTAAGCAGAGTGATTCTCAGAAGAAATGGGAACAGGAAGCTGTCAAGAACGGAAGCAAATATATAGTCTGCCGTTCATTTGAAGAATTCAAGGATGCGGTTAACGAATATATAAGAGATATGACATGAAACGAAACTCATTCTTGCTGTATACGGATTCAATGGACATAATAAGTGAGTTGTCAGACGCACAGGCAGGAAAACTTCTAAGGGCAATGGTACTATATCAGAAACATCTTGACGATCCTACCAATATGGAATACGAAGAGTTTGTTTCTGACAGTATCGTCAAGATTGCATTTTCTCCTGTAAAGAATCAGTTTGACCGCGATTATGAGAAGTACAAGGATGTGTGCAGCAAAAGGGCTAATGCCGGAAGGAAGGGAGGTCTGAGCAAGTCTTTAAGGGTATCTGCCATTAAGGCGGAACCCTTATCTCCTGTAAAGACATTAATTGACATTGAAAAAGAACTTATGTCTGATGAATTATGGAAAGAACAGATGTGCAGGCAGTCCGGAATAGGTGCCGTAAACTTCATGAAGATAATTCAGGAACAGATTAAAAAGTTCTTTGAATACATAAGTGCAACCGGATCAGAAAAAACGGTCCTCACAAAAGATGATGCCAAAAGACGCTTTTTCTGGTGGTGGACAAACACAGGCGTTGATGCCTACAATAAATGCAGAGACAATGGAAAACAACGTACAACAGATAAAAACTCAGTTAAAAGCAAGCCAGATATACAATCTCGTAAATCGGATGAAGAAAGATATACAGGAAGTTTCTGAATTCGACCTGACAGATTATGATGAATTTGACTGTCACTGTGCGATGATAGAACAGATAGGTTCCGCATATATGGAAAGAGAGTTCAGGGAGTTTGTTGTCGACGAATATAACCGTGACGTAATAAGGTTTCTGGTATACTACTTCAACAACTGCAAGCTTGCTGAGAATATATTCCCGGGTAAAGACTATAAGGTACATAAAAACCTTATGATACTCGGAGTTCCGGGTACCGGAAAGACGCTTTTAATGCAAGTTTTTTCAGAATACCTGAAACTTACTAACAATCCTAACATGTTCTTTAATCTTTCCGTAACACAGATGATGAACTACTACAAGATTAACGGACATATAGACCGATACACTTACAATGAGGAAGGAGGAAAGGGAATAGATGGAATGCCGTTTAATATCTGTATCAACGATATTGGCCTTGAAACTGAGAATCAGAAAAGTTACGGTACATCGCTTGACAGCGTGATAGATGAATTCCTGTATGCAAGGTATGAGATATATCAGTCACACTTCAAGAAGTACCACATAACCAGCAATCTTGATCTTGATGAGTTCAAGGAAAGGTTCGGAGACCGTCTTATAGACCGGTTCAAGAGTTTTAACGTAATACCGCTCTTGGGAGGGAGCAGAAGAAAATGATTAAAAGTACTGAATATCCTATGAATATAGGAGGAAAAGGATACCAGAAGGAATACAAGGGATTTGACATCGCAGTAATAATCAAAAAAGGAGAAGGAGTCCGGATATTCATTCTGAAAAAAGATGGTGGTATTTTCCATCAGGATAAGAAGAAGTATGCAGAAGTGAACGAATGTTTCTCTAACGCGGAGAAAATCATTGACAACGCTGTTCAGGCTTCAAGCATTATCGAGCAGTCGAAGGTTAAGGACGAATCGGAAAGGATGAAAGACAAATGCTATTCAGCCTGCATGTCTGCATTTGCTAATGCACTTACTTTTTCGAAAGGTGACAACTCCAGAATAAGATATTTCTTTGAATACGAACTCCAAAAACAATTTGACAAGATATGAATGCAGTAGATGAATTGCTTTTATTTATTGGAAGCAGACTGGCCTATGGGCTTATGGTTTTTTCCGAAGAATACGGATTGCTTTCTCTTGAAAGCGTTTCTCGTGACGGAATGGTAGAACTGAAAGGAAATTCAGGAGAATCTATTTATCTGCCATTTTTTAAAGTCAAGCCGGTACTTTACCCGAACCCTTCTTTTGTCCCACTAAATCCTCCTGTTGTAAACAATGAAGGAAATGTTATATGTGAAATGAATTTCGGTCCGGCACAGTTCAGCGATATTCTTTCTCTTATACAAAAAGGGAAAGCGGTTTCAGTTTATGATTTACCTTATAATCCGTATGTAAATTATGCCAATAAGCAAAGTTTATAATATGGATTGCATGGATTATATGAAATCCATTCCTGACAAGTTCTTTGAACTTGCTATAGTTGATCCACCGTATGGTCTCGATAAAAAAAGTACCCACGGAAGAGGTAAACTTAAAAACAGGTGTCTAAACAGGGGAAATATTCAGCGATGGGATATCCGTCCTACAAAGGAATACTTTGATGAATTGTTTCGTGTCAGCAAAAATCAGATTATATGGGGAGGTAATTACTTTCCTCTTCCTCCAACAAGATGTTTTGTATGTTGGGACAAAAAGCAGGTATGGGAGAATTTTTCACAATGTGAATTTGCTTGGACTTCTTTTGATAAACCAGCTAAGCATGTAAGTATTTCGAATAAGGGAGGTAAAGCTGATAAGGGTAAATTTCATCCCACACAAAAGCCAATCGCCCTGTATGCTTATCTTTTACGAACATTTGCAAAACCTGGCTATAAGATTCTTGACACTCACTTGGGAAGTGGAAGTAGCAGGATAGCAGCTTATAAGATGGGATTTGATTTTTTTGCCACAGAAATAGAAAAAGATTATTTCGATGCGCAGGAAAAAAGATTTCGTGAAGAGTGCATGAATGAATATGAAACAGCTTCTGGAACAATAACACAACAAACTTTATTCTAAAATCCACTTTACCTAAACTTTACGTAAAATGATACCACCTGGATTTGTATTAGCATTAGAATCATTATCACAGTTACACAACAAACTTAAAGGAGGAATATTCAATATGGAAAAGGAAAAGGAAACGAGAACAGTTACAATTCCGCTGTCTGAGTTCGAAGAAATGAGAAGCAAGGCAGCACAATATACTGCATTAAGGAATACTTTACGATTCGAAGTAGAAATGGAATATAAAAATGAAATGAAATCCATAAGCGAATTGTATGACAAATATTATGAGAAGTATTCCGAAAGCGACAAAAGAGTAAAGGAACTTGAATCAGAAATAGAGTATTTAAAGTGTGAGTTAGAAAGATGTAAATCCCGTAAACGATGGAAGATATGGAAGAGATAAGACACAACCTTACAAACGACAAGCTGGAAGAATTATACAGACAGCTTGATAACTTCATATCTGATTTAACCTGGGAAGAAGTTCAGGAACATCTACCTGCACTGAATGAAGTAAAGACTATTATTCACCAGAGAATTAATGAGAACAACGATAAAAATAAATAGCAATGGAAAAAGTTTATATCACAAAGTATGCTTTATCAAGCGGGATTTTAGAGAAAAAAGCAGATATAGCAGATTTCATGACTGGGCATAAAAGGGCTTTCGTAGAAGGAGATTTCTTGTCTTATGGCATAGGATCGGAAGCATTTCTCAAAAAAGAAGATGCAATCGAAAATGCAGAAAAAAGACGACGCAAAAAGATTGAAAGCCTGAAAAAGAAAATCAATAAATTGGAAAACTTAAAGTTTGAATAACTTATGACACAACAAGAAATAGATAAGGCAGCAACAGATAGCTGTGTTATTGAGAATAGTATTTTTAATCCTTCATTAATTCCATACTATGAGCAAGGATTTAAAGATGGTTCTAAATGGAGAATTAACAGCGTATGGAATGATGTAAAAGAAATACCCCAAAAATCATTTGCTATTCTTGCAATTAGAAAAGATGGAAGCGTAGAAAAAGTTTTCTTCATGAATACACTGAGATGGAAGAATTTAATAAAAAGATGTGGTTTTGTTAAATGGGCATACGTTAAAGACTTAATACCTGATAAGGAGGAATAAAAATGGCAAGAGAAAAAACATGCAACATATATAAAAAGATTAAAAAGTTACTCGGAAGCACTGTTCCGGCTGTAGAAAGACTTGGCAATCTTGACGATTCAATATGGAAACTTGGACTTCTTAAAAAGTCAGAAAAAAACATCAGGGTAGAAGTTATCTACAAGAAGAAAAAGATATTAGGATACTGCCGTTCAATCCAATCAAATGTCGAAGTGGAGATTGATGATAAAATTCTTGAAAGGATCATCCAGATATATGAGGACGAATACAACAAGCAGCTGGAAATATGCGAAAGTTTAATCAGTAAACTGGAGGGTTGATTATGCAGATATCAATAACAGAAAAAGAAGTTAATGCAATAGACTTCGGATTGGAACAGATTAGAGACGCATTGGAAGGTTCCTCTTCTGAGAAATACAGACAGGATGCTGAAGAAGCTATGATAAGCCTTGGTAATATATTAAGAAAATGCCATTTGGCGAGAGAAAAGGCAAACGACCTGAATAAAGCCAAAAGATATATTCGGTCAAGAAACGGATATATGCCACCTACAAAGCTGGATAAAATGGCAAGACTATTAATAAATAAAACTAAAGATAATATATATGATAAGGGATATTAAATTCAGAGCTAAAGAAGTAAATACTAATAAGTGGGTGTTTGGAGACTTGCATTTGATTGCAAATTTTCCACATATACACTCAGAATACTATGATAAACATTTGATATATCCAGATACTATCGGACAATACACTGGATTGAATGACAAGAATGGAAAGGAGATTTACTCAGGTGATATACTAAAAACTTTTACCGGAAGCAAATGCGAAGTAGTATACCATGAAGCATCATTTAAAATCAGATATAACAAGCGTCACGAACCTAATATATTGACGAGAAGTTCTGTATTGGTTTTAGATTATGAAGTGATTGGCAACATTTACGATAACCCTGAATTGTTGGAGGAGTGAAGTATGGAATGGGAAGTAAAAGTAAAATTAGCAAGGTATTTAAACAAAGGAGAAAGCGACAAGGCATGTGAACTTGTATTAAATAACGATATGGATTTACAGGCGTGGGATATGTTTCTTACTGGAATGGATTTAATAGATTATGAAGCATATAAGCCGTTACTGCCTAAGATTGAAGATGCAAAAGTCATGATTAGCCAAAACTTAGGTCTTAGTGAAATCTTAAGAATGAACATGCTTATTGTTAAGTTAGAAGATGAAAGAAAGGAGAAATAAGTTATGAATACAATAGCATTATACTTGGGATATATAGTCATTGGATTGGTAGCCTTTTCGTTAATAGGTTTGTTTTTACTGAGTTTGTATGGAATATTCGTAGGTTTTTATAGAATAGTGAAGTATAGTCAAACATCACGTTTGATTATAAAATACGAAACAAAGAATATGTACAAGGCTTCTAAGATTGCAGTCGATTTTCTTGTTTCCAAAGGAATAGACCCATGCAATACTATAGGAGAAGCATTGAAAATGATAGAGAATTATAGAAAGCGATACAAAATTGATGATGAAAATAAATGAAAACCTTAATAGAAATAATACTTGCAGCTATATTAATCTCATTCCTTGTGCTTTCCGGAAGCGTGCTGTACTTCGGTACGTTTGACCTAATGGGTCTGTCGGATGATAATAGGATGGACATTATTTGTTTTTTGCTGGTTTTTTTGTTTGTTTATTTGTTTGCTTTGAGGGAGGAATAACTATGTTGAAAAGCGGTTTATTCTCAGTTGTATTCAAAGTTGATAACGTAGAAATGAGAGAAGAGTATCAGCTTGCATACAGAACTGAAGAAGAGAATAAAGAAAGTTCTACACTATACCAGCAAGCGAAAGCCGCAATATCGAAGGATTTAGGAATAAGACGCTGCTGTGTTGAGATAGTTAAGATAATGAGGGTACATAATGATTTGATATTGGAGGAATAATATATGCTAACATTAAGAATACCAACAAGTTTTTCTGAGATAAAGACGTTAATCAAAGATAGAACTGATAAACGATATAAGCACAATAAATCTCTGTTTGATGAAGCATACAAAAGGATATGTAAGGAGATTAATTCCGGTTATTGGAGTAATGATATATCTAAATACATGAAAGATACTATTACCTCACCAACAAACGGAATTATCCGTGAAATTATATTAGATTGTATTTCTAAAGTTAAGTGATTATGGCAATTACAGAACGAAAAATTGGAGAAGAGTTCCTGTTGGGAAACGTAAAGCTAAGGGTAGAAAAATGCTATGAATGGAATTCATGCTTAGGATGCTACATCGCCTGTATTGAAGGACAATGTTCAGATTATTATAGTTTGAAAGGTAAATGCCTTCGTGGAGATAGAGAAGACAAACAGGACGTAAAATTTGTAAAAGTGAAGTAATGATTATGAAACCAATATTGGATGCTTGCTGTGGTGGCAAGATGTTTAATTTCGATAAGTCTGATGGAAGGGTGTTATTTCAAGATATTCGCAAAATAAAGACAACTCTTTGCGATGGTAGGACATTTGAAGTAAACCCTGACGTTCAATGCGATTTTACTAATATGCCATACGAAGATGAAACTTTTTCTATGGTTGTATTTGATCCGCCTCATTTAAAATATACTGGGAGTAAAAAGGAGTTAAACGGTTATCAAATGATAAAGTATGGTTCACTTCATAAAGACTGGAGGGATATGCTATCAAAAGGTTTTAAGGAATGCTTTAGGGTATTAAAATCAGGTGGATTTCTGATTTTTAAGTGGAATGAGACAGATATAAAGGTTTCTGAGATTTTAAAGTTGACACCTGAAAAACCAGTGTTCGGTCATATATCAGGTAAGCGTTCAAATACTCACTGGATTTGTTTTATGAAAGATTTATAATTATGCTTCTAAAAGGAACTTTTTTAGTGAAATTCATAGCAAAAGGAGTAGAATTCCGCGAAGAATACGAATTAGCATACCGGACTGAAGAAGAAGTTTACTGGTCTAAAAATATGCTTAATACACATTCAACTCTATACCAAAACGCATTGGAAAAAATTTCAAAAGACCTCGGGATGAATAAATCTAATAAAAAAACAGGATGGGAAATTAAGAGAATCATGTGCGAACTTGGCTGGAAATTATTAGGAGTTGAAATAATTGATATTAACGAAATACACAATCATTTAATAGTTGAGGAATAAGTTATGAGCAAACAAGTGTTAGATATTCAACAGATGCAGCATCTTGAAGAGTTGGGAGTTGATGATAGCAATGCCAGTGTATATTGGCATAGAATACTTCGTTTAAACACGGGTAAGGTAGTAAAAGATTGGTTTAAGTCGTTCAATAAGTCAGAGTTGTGTTTGGATTCGATGAAGGTTGAAACAGTACCTACGTTTACTTTAGATGATATTTTTGATTTGATACCAAGTGAAATTATGAAAGATGAAACAACAAGCACGCTTGATATATTAAAACATCCACAAATATATATTGTATGTTTTTGGAGCGGAGAACCTTTGTTCAGATGCGATAATAGTATTTTAATTGACGCAGCCTACGAAATGCTGTGTTGGTGCGCTGAAAATGGATATGTAGATACAAAAAAGTAATGATATGGGAAACGAGATGCTACAATGTCAAGGACAATCTAAGCCGATTGACAAGATGCTAAATGAAGAATTTAGCAGATACCTGGAGAAACATATTGAAGCACTTGAAGAAAGGAAAAAGGAAGTACGCAAAATAACAAGTGAACTGATAACTACAAATTACTCCAAAGGTTTAGTTGACGGATTGCAGTTTGCTATTAACCTTCTTAATGATAGTGTGAAACATTTAAAAAGTAAATGATATGGAAAATAAAATGGTTAGAGTGCCGTTTGAAGTAGAATTGGCAAAGAAAATTACAAACGGTGAGATAGAAGGTAGGGTTTTAACGCGAAACGGTGAGAGTGTAAGATTATTGTCTTTCGATAGAAAAGATGAATATCGTCCTGTAATAGCATTAGTTAATAACGGTGCTATGGAAATTGTATGTGCTTTAGGAATAGATGGGAAGGAGAAAATTGGAGATACAATAGGTAAAAGAGACTTGTTCATTGAAATCCCCGAATACATGACGTTTAAGGATGGTGATGTAATTGCTTTTGGTCATACAGAAAAATCTATTGCTATCGGAATATTCCACAGGAATAAAAATTATAAAAGTCATGAATGTTATGTAAAGTTGGATTGGTCTGGAGGTTTGGTTTACGATGTAAATCCACTTACTTATAATAATGCAAGATTTGCAACAGAAGAAGAAAAACAAAAACTGATTGACTCACTGAAGGAAAGCAAAGATCCTGAAGCGAAAGAATGTTTGAAAATGTTAGGTATTGAAATAAAGCCGAAGTGTGAGTTTAATCCTAAAGATTGGGTATTAATAAGAGATAATTCCGAGGACATGTGGTGTCTGGATATATATTCTCATAAAGTTTGGGATAAGGATGAGAAATGTTATCATTATTATTGTGTAGGCGGTTGGAGTTATCAGTGCATACCTTACAACGACCAAACCGCACACTTATTAGGAACTACAGATAATTGGGAGGAATAGATATGAATAAGATAATGTTCAACGATAAGTACGGACTTACAAAATCCGTACTTGAAGGAAGAAAGACGCAGACAAGGAGAATTATTACTCCACAGCCAACTTATAATGAAAATGAAGGAATATGTTGGAAAGGTTATGCTTATGGAATTAATTTTTCAGGCAAACAAGGTGCTTATGACAACTTTATTACTGGTACTGAATATGATAAATCTTGTAAAAGATGCCGTGTTGGTGAAATTGTAGCTGTTGCACAGAATTACACGGCTTGCGGTGGATTTATGGATGACGGAACTCCAAGATGGGATTATATATCCTGTATAGTTGGAAGTAAAAACAGAGGATGGAGCAACAAGATGTTTGTTAAGCCGGAACTTATGCCGCATCAAATCAAAATCACCAACGTAAGAATTGAGCGTTTGCAGGATATATCGGATGATGATTGTTTAGCAGAGGGTGTAGAGAAAATAATTTCCGAAGATGGCACACCTAGATACTATGTCAAAGATTGGAAAGGAGATACGATGCTTGCTACTTATACCCCACAAAATGCCTATTCTTTTATGATTGACAAAGTCGGAAAGAAAGGTGACTGGGATAGCAACCCATACGTATTTGTTTATGACTTTGAACTTATAAAATAATTGAATTATGGAATTTAAAGTTGGTGATATAGTAAAGGTAAAAGATATTGAGGATTTGATTAAAAGAGGTAGATGTGACGAAAAGACTGCACGTCATATTTCAGGTGTAAAGTTTATAATTAATGCGTTTGTCGTAAAATCAAATCAATATGAACTTAAAGACAAAACTGGTTCTACAGTATATTGTTATGAATATGAAATTGAAAAATGCGAGAATATCGAAAATGAAAGCATCAAGAACGACCGGAAAGACGACAAGGTTATGATGGAACTTCTACCTTGGCCGGAACTGGAAGAAGTCGGGAAAGTATACACTGCAGGAGCAAAAAAATATGGCCCAAACAAATGGCAAAACCTTCCAGACGGATATCAAAGATATAAAGGTGCCATGCTACGGCACCTTACCGAACTGGAAAAGGGTAATGATATTGATCCTGAAACAGGATGCTTGCACGCGGCACAAATTGTATGGAATGCAATTGCCATGCTGCATTGTAAAATGGAAGAAATGTCTTTAAAAAATAATGTTTGCAATGGATAATATTGATACACCAGAAAAATTACTTGACAGCTTTACGCTAATAGCAATGAACGGAAGAGAAGTAAACGAAGTTGTATATAAGCATATAGCTTTAAAAGCTGTACAAATTGCCAAACAAACAGGATGGATTTGTCCTAAATGCGGAAGGGTTTACTCTCCAAATGTTGATATTTGTTCAAATTGTAATGGTGAATCAAAAAATAAGGTTGAATGGAAAAAAGTTAGAAAAAGAATACAGGATTTTGCTTTAAATATTGATAAGATACGAATGATTCGCCAAAATATAGAAATGATTAATTCGATTAAAATTGATGATGATAATGAATATTGGCTTTTTTCAAGAGACGGTATCACGTTTAAACTTAATTTTCAAGATATGTCTGTACAGCAATATGAAAAAGGTAAATATATCAAAACCGACCTTTCAAATTCGATTCAAGAATTAATAAAAGGTATTTTGATTACCTGATTTCCCAATATCTCAATACTTCAATAAAATAATTCTGTTAATTTGCTTCTATGGAAAATATAAAGATACAATTCAAGGGAATAACCCGTAACACTGACGATGGGATAAGTGCTGACGGTGAATGCATGGAGCTTATCAATGCTCGCGTGAACAATTCAAGTATAGAACCAATCGGAAAACCGATACAGCTTAAGCAGACTTCTAACACGTATTCCAAGATATACCACCACTCGATAGCTAAAAGGTATATAGGAATAACCGATTCAGGCCAGATGTACGAAATGCCTGAAGACCTTTCATCTGAAACTATTATGACAGATTCTGTAAAGGCAAAGAGTCTGGAGTTTATAGGTAATACCGTGTCCGTAATTACTGATGAAGGTATAAGGTACCTTCTTTTCAGGAACGGTTCTTATTCATATATTGGAGAATTACCCGACCTGCCTAAATTAACTATAAAAAAGAATGTAAGAATAGCTTCGGCAGAGATAGAAGAAATAGACGAAACTGATACGGAGGTAAGATACGGTAATTACCTGAAGGTTATAAGCCAGGCAAACAAGGATGGCTGCTATTGCTATTCTGCTGCCTTCTGTGCTGCTTTCAGGCTGTTTGATGGTAGTTATATCAAATCATCTGAAATAAAGGTCTTATATCTAACCGGAGAAGATTCTGATACATTAAGCTATATAGATGCGGACAGTGCGGGAATACAGGAAATAACCTTAACAGGTGGATATGGAAACAAATCATTCGGCCAGATAAATGGTATTCCCAAAAGGGCTCTTATATTATGCTTCAGGCCTGCATTTGAGTTTGAGGAATATGACTTTTCACAGTGGTCCGACATCATTGTAGGTATAGAGATATTCTCAACTGATAATTTCAGGAACATATTGAATTCACGGGACGGTTCTTATTCAATATCAGAGTTTGACAAAAACTGTAAATCTCCTGTTGAAAGAGCTTTAAATATAAGTCTTATGTATAACATAGAATCATTAAAGTTAGGAGATACATTTTTTACTACAAACATAGATGTATCAGTAGATAATCTGGCAACCATGCCGGCAATGGTAGACAGTTTCAGTTCACATCATAAAATATATCCTGATAAATTATATTCATACAACAACAGACTACATTTGCTTCAAATTAAAAAGAATCTTTTCAAGGGCTATAAAATAGTAGAAGGAGCTGAGAACTATAATTTTAAGATTTACACATATATACATGCATCAGATGGAGACAAGGTAGTAGTAACGAATGAAAAAGGAACTTACATACCATCATTTATAATTTATCCTGACAGCAGGGCATATAAGATGGTTATAAACTGCGATAATCCTCAGAAAGGATTTTCAGTTTATCTTAAATCAAGTGATTTTTTTAATTTTTCATATTTTTGTAAAGAATTTGAATCTACAGATATTTCTGGATCAAACATTAAAACAGGATTTTTTGACCATACTGATATTGAAGATTTTGAAGATGTACAATATCTTGCAAGGGAGACTGATTCTATTGACTATTCAAAGTCAAATGTCATGTATGTATCAAACCTGAACAATCCGTTTTTCTTTCCTTCCGACCAGGTTTATCAGTTCAATACGGATATTGTCGGAGTACAGTCAAACGTTGTGGCCCTATCGCAAGGACAGTTCGGACAGTTCCCTCTGTACGTATTTACAAAAGAAGGTATATACGCCATGAATGTAGGAAGTGGAGAAGTTGCATATTCAAGCCAGACTCCTGTTACTCGTGACGTGTGCAACAATCCGGAATCAATATGCGGACTTGATACGATGGTCGCATTTTCAACAGACCGAGGACTTATGGTAATTAACGGAACTGTTACAGAACTAATATCTGAAAAGATATACGGATTCCTTCCTTCATGTTCCGTATCTTCACCTATAATAGGTAAGATATTGAATGTCGCTTCTCTTGGAGAGGAAATTTCAAGCGTTGTGTTCCCTGACTATATCGAAGAAGCAAAGATAGGATACAACTATGAAGCAAAGGAAATTGTTGTTGCAAACATGAACTTTCCTTATTCATACGTTTATTCATTGAAGACAGGAGAGTGGCACAAGATATCACAGAAGATAGATTCATTCGTAAACTCATACCCTTACACATTGGCTGTAAACGGGAATCATATACTTGACCTTAACAACACTCATAGAAGCGTATCGACAATAGCACTTATAAGCAGGCCTATTAAGATGGGTACACTCACCCATAAGAGAATATTGCAGACAGCACTCAGGGGTATCGTAAAAAGGAGACTTTCTGATTTGTACATAAATGGTGAGCCTGTAATGTTCAGAGATGAAACGGTTTTTTCAGACGTAGGAATGTATATTCTTGCTTCAAACGATGCAGAACATTTTGAGCTTGTTGCCAAGAAGGAAATGATGGTAGATATAAGGGACATGGTTACAAAGATGAACAAGAGCAAACCTTATAAATACTTCATGGCATGTCTTGTAGGTGGTGTAAGGACTGACATATCTATAAATTACATAGAATTTATATACGAACAAAGTTATAACAACAGATTAAGATAAAATTACCGGGGGAATCCCAACCCCCGGATTATATTCCAATAGTAGTTGCCCTTCTTCTTACAGAAGGAGATAGTGATGTTATAGCGTCTTTAAGTTGCCAAAGTCGTTCTTCTTTATCTGAAGGGTTAGCAATTTGAGGATAATTGTCTTTAATCCATTTCCATGTTATATATTCAACAAGATAAGATTCTAGAGCATTTTCTATAATATTTACAATTTTATCCTTTAATGGCCTGTTAGTGTTAACAGTTATATTTTCCTTGTCTATAGAGAACGAAACAAGTCTTTTCGTCATGTATCCATTAATTCGGTTTATTTCAGCATCCATGTAGTCTGAAAGTATATCTGAATCATCGCTGCATGCTTGAACAAATTTCATGTCTGTATCTTTGTTTTTCAGCATTTCACCAACATAATATGTTTTTGTATATACCTTGTCAAGTATTGTCTGTCTATTCATGGTCTTTCTGGTTTATTTCTTCTTGATGATAAAATCTTTATTTCTCTTTCAATCCTTGAAAGTGAATCATTGAATACTTTTGATTTATCAGTAGTAACAATGTCAAGCCAATTAATAAGTATGTATGTTGCAATATAGTCTGTTATATAATCTACAATCTGATTTTCTATATAGTCAGGAGTATTAGACTTGGCTCTTATTGTGAAAAAAATTGTATCATCTGTCTTCTCATAACTTGTTTCTCCTATATTTGATAATAAAGTATTTGATACAATTGTAACAGAATTTGACAATAAGTCAAATAATATAGGATCCTCATCGTCTGATGCCTGAATTTTTGCAGCAAGTTCAGCAACTTTCTGATCTGTTTTAATAGACTCACCTATATAATAGGAAAAGTCTTTCATCCTTGCAAATATGCTATTTACATTTATTTCACACGAAAATATCTTACTTCCTTCCATTTATCTTTTTGGTCTAATTCGTTCACAAAGAATTTTTTTAATGTTGTTAGAATTTAAAATTACTCTTTCTGAATAATATATAACATCATCTTTATTTGTCATTGAAAACCATTTTTTGCAAATGGAATTTGAAATATAATTCCGGATACATTGAATAAGAGCATTCTTATTATCTTTCCAATTAGGAGGAAGAGAAAAGCTTATCAATATAGTATCTCCTATAATAGATAAATTACCGTATGAAGAAATTACATCACTTAAATCATAAACAGATTCTTTCATGAATGGATCTATTATCTTTATCTCATCTTCCGACAGCGATATTGCGTCTATGTTACCAGCGGCTCTTCCTGTATGCGATGTTACTGCATACACTTCATCGTATATCGTTTTAGTGTCTATTTCTATTACTATATCCATTATCCTTCTTTTTAATGAATCTGTAAATAATATATGCCAGAAATGCAACAACAGAAGATATTATTATCCATATCAATACTGCCGGCTTTCTGGATTCTTTTTCTACTTCCTCTGAATAAACTATATTCTTGTTGGTTGAATCCCTTATCCTCGATCCGGATTGCATCTTATCTTCATTGTACACATCTATATTTGCGTCTGACGTCTCCTTGTATGTTGACTCCGTTTCTGTTCTGGATATTATATGCTGATTTCCTGAACTGTCAGGTGCAGAGAATTTTGTTTCCGTACTCCTGACTACAAGTTCGCCTGTAACGCTTTCTTTTTTTACCGAATAATGATACATGTTTCTTGTAACAGAATCCGCCCTCTCGCTTATTCTGTCAAGTGAAGATATTATATATTCTTCCGAGTTCCTTTTCCTGGAAGATGCACACCCGGATAAAATCAAAATGATAATAGGAATTATTGCTTTCATGGCCATTCAAACTTTATCGGTTCCAATGCTTTTTTCTTTTCTTCTTTTGTCTTTTCTTCCGCTTCAATTACGGCTTCTGAAGAAGCTTTTTTCAGTCTCTCAATATCAATTCCGTACTTTCTGTCAAAATCCTTGTCAGCCTGTTCAAAAAGCTCCCTGAACTTGTGTTGTCTTTCATTGTTCACTTCCGTCATTTCAGGCATGACGAATATAAGAAGAACAACTAATGTGTCAGAAATCATAAGTCCTTGTACTCCTCTTTTGCGTTAAAACAAGGGCATTCCTTGATTCTTTCCCATGAATCAACAATTCCGTTGTTGTTCTGGTCCGGACTGATGTCCCGGTGCCCCATTATCTCGGCATCAGGATATTTCTTGTGAAGTATTTTCAGAAGGTTTCTCAATGACTTCTTCTGTTCTTCTGTACGGTTGTCAACACCTTTTCCAGTATCGTCAATACCTCCGATATATGCCACGTTGATAGAAGTAGAGTTATACCCCTTTACACCGTTGCTTACACCTGAATCATCAAGCAGCTGGCTTATTACTCCTGATTTGTCAATCAGGTAGTGGTATCCAGGATTCTTCCATCCCTTTTTCTTGAATTCTGCCTTGATGTCATTAACTGTTGCACTCTGCCGGCTTGCGGTACAGTGAACAAAAATTCTTTCAATCTTTCTCATTTTCAGTCTTATTTTTTGCCGTTGTTTTAATTTCATTTGCTATTTTTGAAACACTACTCAATGTAATCATAGAGCCTATTCCAATAAGTGTGCATATTATTGTTTCCGAATCAGTCCTGATATAACCATTTGTGCATACATCCCATATAAGACAGAAACCTAAAACAATTCCAAGATAAGAACCAATCAATACGCTAGATACCATAGCGAATGACTTGCTGCTATCAAGTGTGTTTGCGCGTATAAGGCTTTTTATATACCCTATAATTTTAATCATATAGAATTATTCTTATTAGATTTTATTTCATTGCATCTAGATTCTTTCAACTCTATTTCTAGTTCCATGTTTTTACGAAGAAGTTCAAGCTTCTCAACTTCAAGTTTATGAACCATTTTGTATAGTTCGTCTACTTTTGTTTTGAGCTTTTCCATTTCTGATTCCATTGCTGTGTATCTTTTAATCAACGGATCAGTTTCAACTGCAACGACATCAGCTATGGATTTTCTTTTTTTTTCTCTCCAGCTTATTATCCATTCAAGAATTTTCCATCCTCCGAGTGCAGCAATCAGCTTTATAATCCATTCGCCTGTGTCATTGTCCATCACATAACGTTTTTTGTAGTCTTCATTCATTGCCAAATGTAATTAAAAACAAAAAAAGGCACAAGCAATTGTATAATCGCCTGCACCTATTTCACAATATATTCCCAATTCATCTACATTGGTGAATTGCTGTACATCTTGCATTTAAAGTATTTCCTTGCTTTGAAACCGTGGTCAATGTCCTTAAGCATTTCTACTGCTTTCCTGTAGCAAGACAATGCCATCTTTTCATTTGGAACCTCTGCAGGAGATTTGTAACCCATATCCATTGCAATACTCAGTGCGTGGTCTGAGTATACCATATTTGCTACTACACAGAGCGCGTATGAGTTGTAATACGGCTTTTCTTCCGTGATACCTCCAAGGCTCTCAACCGCCTTGATGAACACGTCATGATTCCAGTGGAAACCTTTTATACCGTCCTGGTTGACAGTACGAATACTGATATTCTTGGATTCCTGCTCGGAAAGATAGTTGTCCCATTCAGTACTTGCAAGGTGAGACAATGCGCTTTCTGCCACTTCCGGCATTTTCATGGCCGCCTGCTCGAAAAGATATTCGCACACGTCAGACAACACTTCCATGTGCTTAATATCTTTAGAGTTTATTATTTTGCTCTTGTACCTTTCGTACTCCTGCATCATCTGTTCTTTTGTCATAATCTGTTCTATTTTTTAATTTCTTCCGGATTTTCTTCTTTCTTCTTTGAAGTTATTACTTCATATTCCTCCTTCTTTTGTAAAGGAAGATTATAGTCAAGAAGATTCTTTAATTCCCGAAGGTCATTCATGTCAAACTTCAATCTGCCTTCCATCAGTTCAAGACCGCCATTTTGTATTGCTTTGTCTACAAGCCCGTGTGCCATTTCAGGGATTGCCGCATCCGGGATATTACTTAGATACTGTTTCAATAAAGGCCTTGCAACAGCATTTGTAACCGGTTCCACAAAAGCTGAAATTTCATTTGCTATAGACCAGTTACTGCTTACCCATCCTGAAGCTTTTGCCTTGTTTTCCAATCCTTGTATTACAGGCCATGAACTTATTTTTGCCTGTGCAAACTGAATTGCTATCGGCTGTACATATCTGCTTAACACGGCAGCTAATATGTCTGAATTGCTGTATGCCATTTCGATGTGTTTTTATTATAAAGCAAGGGGAGAAATATCTCCCCTTTATGCTTTTTGTTATGCAGTTGCCTGAGAAGCTTTGATTGCGGCAAGAACAGCATTGGTTATTGCTGTTACGTCCGGAGTACTTGAATTGATGAAGTACGGGTTCTGTTCTGATCCGCAAGGGCAAGACTGAAGAACAGGACGGCATCCATTCCAAGATACCATTCCTCCGTCAAGCTTCAATGTACCGTCAATCTTCTTGTTCAACTCTGTCTGGGTCCAAGCTGCAATGTTGTCGTCACCGGCCTTACGCAACTGAGCTTCGTGTGAAACCTGCATGTCGGTGTAAGCCTTAGAGTCAACAAAGTTGCGCTGTGCTGTTTCCTTCATGTAGGCAATGTCCTTTTCAAGGCAGGCAACCTTAGCGTCAACTCTTGTCAGTCCTGTTGCAACCTCAATCAGGCCAGTGTTTGTTTTTTCCAGAACAGCTGCAAGCTTATCGTCTGTCCTGCGTGCTTCGTTGAAGATTTTAGTGTCTTCTTCACGTGCGAAAGACTGCGCAACGTCCTTGCTTTGTGCCTGAGCCAGCGCGATAGCAAGATTCTGTTCCCTTTCGGTGACGTAATTGTCGCATCTGTTTCCACCAAACACTCCGCCAAGGATTCCGTTTCCGCAACCGTTTGCACCTAATCCCAGGAATGAAGCTGCACCAAGAGAACCGAGTACCGTGTTCAGATTACCCTGTCCCTGACTGGTAACACTGTAGTTTTTGCCGTTTACATCTAATGTCATAACATTTTATTTTGTGCGCCCTCTAAATGCTTCAGGCTTTGCAGACTAAGATTTAATTCTTATCTTAGCTGAACACAAAGTTACACGACATGAAACATGACATCAATAGGGTAAAACCCTCAATTTCAAAGAGAGAACTTGAAATAATTGAAGAACTTTCACATGGACTTACAGAGAAGGAAATAGGTGAAAAATTATATATATCACCTAAAACAGTAAACAATCACCTTGATAGAATAAGGAAAAAGATTGGTGTTACTTAAAATATAGAAATAGTAGCGTATTATATCGCTAATCTAAGAGGAAAAAAGTTTGATTTAAAATTACTTCGTGAATATGGTATAAGTATATTTATTTTATTCTTGAATGTTTGCAAGCTTGATTAATTGATTTTGATACTTTCTTTGCCGAAATAAAAATAAGCCAACAAATTATTGAAGCAATAGAAAAAGATAAGGCAATATCTAATAAACCTATCCAGCTTATCAATTTATGATAATATAATATATTCATAAAATTCATAGCCATTGATAGTTTTATGCTTAACTTATACCACTTACACATGGATTTACTTCTTATTAAAACTAAGTAAAGCCAAAATATTGAATGACCAAATGTATTTGAATTATATCCATAAAATATAGATTCACTTACTCCTTCTTTTAGCATAAATGTGTGTATTACATATAAAAAAGAAGATACAAACGGAGTAAACATCACTACACACCTTTCTATAAATCTTTTCATTTTATGAGTTTATTATATTATAAAAAAATAGAGCGAATTAACGCTCTACTTTTTTACCGGTTTACCGTTGCTTCCTTCTCCAGGCAATGGAGGATTATTTTTTTCCGGTTCTTTTGAAGCTGCTTCTTCGGGGATCATAGATAATACTTCGTCAATCTTACACTTTGCAGCTTCATTTTCTCCTGCATCAATCAATGCTTTTGCTTCATTCAGTTTTTCTTTCATAATTTACTCGTTTTGTTGTATTAATATTTTGTTTTGTCTCTGCAAATATAGTAAAAATAAGTTGAAAATAAAAGGAGAAAACATTATTATGATTAAGAAAAGGTAGGCAAAAGCCTACCTTTTTATTTAAGATTACAGGTGATTTTTATGTTTTCCTTGATAACATATCTTACGTGTCTGGTGAAATCAACTGCATAGTACCTTGCAACCTTTTAAACTTACCGAGTTATTCTACTATTGGATAATGTTATCCTTCCCTTCTTCGCCTTCTGGTACGCTAATTACACATTCGCTATTACCGTATCCATATAAGTAATAGTTGAATTTTTGTGATTGATTAATTGAAGAATTCGCACATTTAATAGTTTTATTGCCATCAAATTTATTTCCAACAAAAGTTATAATACAATTTTTTGCTCCCAATGCCGAAATTTGTATCAAGTCAGACGTACCTTTATTGTTAAACTGACAATTAGTTATAATAATCTTTGTACCTTTAACAGCAGCAGAATCATCATGTGTTAGAAATGCACTTCCTGTATTACCTTGTGCATCAAAATGACAATAATCGAAAGAGCAATAACTTCCACTATTAGTCCCTTGTCCATAAGCATGCGCGCTTCCCCAACGATATTGTGTTGTATTATGTTCTGCATCTACAGAACCTGTATATGGAGTACCATTATACCCCTTATGGATAAAAATACAATTCTTTACATTTCTCACGCAATCTTTACTTTTTGCAGTTGTCTGGTCATGTACAGGATATCTGCAATTATAGGCAGTTACAGTGAGGTTTTCTAAATTATTGTTATATTGTATATTAATTGTTGAATAATATTGACTTGTAGAGTATTTAATTGTATCGGGCATTTCACCTTTTAAGACAATTTTATCCCTATCACCTAATCCAATCAAATTAACATAGTCAGGAATATTTAATCCTTTATCTGTTGAATCTGTATAATCTTGTTCGCCAAAATATTCAGAAACAATATCATATTCTCCTTCGTTAATATACACATCATAAATCTTATCATTAGATGAATCTTTAATACTCTTTATTGCATCAACAAAACTTGTAAAATCACCTTCACCATTTTTATCTACGTATATGGCAATGTGAGAGCCTGTATTTTTCTCTATAGATTGAATTTTATCATATAAATCTGTATTGATGCTTTCTTGTTCTGTCTTAAATCTAAGAATTGGATTCGCATTTTTACGAGTATCATTCCAGCCTTGTATATAATTAATTCCGGCTGGTATAACTACTTCTTTGTTTACATATTCCGCATCTCCACTCCAATCCAACAATGCAATAGGATTCTTTCGATTTTCATCCTCATATCCATATAGTGCATTAAAATAAGATGTTGTCTGATATTTTCCTGTAAACAATAAAATATCACCTTCAGATACTTTTTGATAAGAAGATATCTTATAATATTCTTCTCCAGTTGCAATATTGCCTTCTTGGTTAATAAATTTGCCACTTTCTCCGAAATCGAACAGATTGGAAATTTTGCAAATCACGTTTCTGTTTTGTAAAACAGATTCTGATATCTTATCATATTTATTTAATAAATCATTATTTTCATGAATACCTTTTATTGCAGGAGAAAACGAAATATCAAACTGATTTCCGTTTAGAATGGAATCATTTTGCTCAAAATTAGTTTGCGAATCAACAAATAAACTCCAATCTGATAGTATTGCTTCAACTGTATATCCTCCTTTTACAACTTTAACATAACCTTTTATTTCTTCTTCCGAAGAGAATACAATCCATCCGGTTGATTCCTGTGTATTAGCATCTTTAATTGATATAGCCCAACCAGTTCCTTCATAATTCCTTAATACAGAATAAATGTAATAATTATGAGTTTTATCAAAGCCGTTTCCGGATAAATATATCTCTTTGAAGAGATTATTTAATTTATTATTTTTAAAGAAAACGGAAGATGAAAAGCTATCTTCTAGCTCGGTAAGTTTTTCGTAAACGTCTTCTGTCCAGTTTAATATGCTTGTGAACAATCCTCCATTGTAACGATGGAAAACAGGTTTATTTGTATCTGAACTTATAAAACCAATATCAAGTCCAGATAATTGATACTTATTTGGTACAAATAATACTGCTTCTTCTAAAGTAAATTTATTTGTTATATTGTTTATGTCTGGTTGTATACCGGTCATAGCCTTTTTTGCAACAAACGTATAGTTTGTGTAGTTCACCAGATTAACCTTACTTCCGGATGCGTACTCTTTAGCTTCCATATATGCTTCTTGTGATTCATCATATTCTATTGCTTCCCAGAAGCCTGAATGAATGTGAAAACGTGAAACATTATATGCACTTGAATTTTTATCTATAAATGCTATATCTTCATTTATTTTTTCAGATTCATATCCTGAAGAAATCAAAGACCAGTTTTCATTTACAACAAGTTCTCCGTTAGATCCAATTGTTGCAGGAGGATAACTGTTGCTTTCTATTTTACTACGAAATGTGCAACCATAAAGTGTAACATCATTAAGCTTATGATAGGGAGAATTATCGATTGTCCATTCACCTCTATATACAGGTATTCTACCAATTATTTTACGTTGATTTGCCATGATTACTGATAATTAAAATCTAAATAAATATTTCCAGTTTCTTCATCAATTCCACCATTTACAAATGCAGAATTATCTGAACCACATATAGCATATATGTCACCAGTATCTTCTTCAATTTCAATAGATAGTATATTCTTTTCAATCATACCTGCAATTACAGGTCCTTGTGCAGCAGCAAGAACTTTTATACTATCTTCAGTAGACTCTTCACCTTTAAGATTATTAATTACTTCAAGGTTACTTATATCTCCTGTTACTCCACTGTTTCCCTGGTCTCCCTTTTCACCTTGTATACCTTGGTCTCCTTTTTCACCTTTTATGTTTTTAAAAAGGAAACTTAATCTGTTTTTGAAAAAGCTTATTCCTACATAAGGTTTACCTACATTAGAGTCTGACTCAGCATATACTTCTTTTATGGAGAAGTTGTCTATGTCATTTTTAAATTTTTTATTAATGTCACCTTGCATCATTCCACTGGATTCATCCATTATCTGGTCTGAATAGGCAACTGTTTTTTCAGGAGTATTGTTAAATAATATACCGAATATGTTTATTCTTTTTCCCATATTAAATTTACATTTATTTGACCTTCATTTATAGAAGAAGTGCTTCTGTAGCATTTATATATTAAACCATTATATGTAATAGTTTCATAATTCTCAAACGGAAAAATTATACCTGATGAATAAACTTTTTCTATATTTATATTTTCAGGTAAAAGAAACCACAAATAATTACCTGTTACAGGATTGTCTAAAATATAATCTTTAAATAATGTTTCATTTACATCTATTTTATTAAGACTATCTACAGATAATTTAGCAGCAGACTGGAAAGAAGAAAATCCATATCTTACAGGAAGGCAAAAAACTACTTTTGCTATTTTTGTATATTGATTATTATTATATATTGCAGAAACAACATACTCTTTATCACTTGTTACATTTTTAAATATTTTTGAGTTTCCTTCTACTGGAATATTATTTATAGTTACAATTTCAGGTGTGATAATTTCTTTACCATTTGAAAGTTCCCACGACAACACTATGTCAGTATTTGTTCCTTTTTCGTACACGCCTGATCCATAAACATGAAATTCAATAGGGAATATTTTATTTTCTACGTTTTCTAATCTTGAACCAAAATTTACAACATCTCCTATTACTTTTTCAGAAGATTCAATAATACATATAATTTTCTTTGCTAGGTACGACAATGATTGTGCAGCTTGTGATGCAGGTCTTTGAAGTTCTATTTTCTGTTCTGGAGTTAGTTCTATATGTATCGCATCTTTTATAGGAGGATTTGTAATTTCTTTATTGTAACCTAGAGATTTCAACCATTCCTCTTCGCTACCTATAAAACCGTGTCGTAATGCTATTTCGTAGGCAGACTCTCCTCTTACTCCTGCATATAAATTACCGCATAAAGTCACACAATTATTATTTTCTATTTCACAAGAAGGTTCTTCGCAAGTTCTAGAAACAAGTTTGAAAGCTTTACATTTATCAACACACGTTTGTTCCTCCATTCCTAAATTTTCCCATAATGTTAGAGAATAAACGCCTAACGCTTTTTGTTCTTTTGCGGGAAATTTGGCTAATATAGTATTTTGTGCTATATTTATAGGAAGAATAATTTTTTTAAGAACAGGAGTTGTAAGTTCTAATACAAGGTTTCTACCTTCAAGCGGTATAGCAATTCCGTTTGTAAGTATAGACCATTCTATTGAAATATCTTTTCCTATTCTAATTAATTGTAACATTATTTTTATTATTAAGATAGTTTATTGATATCGTCTGCATTTCACTTGCTGTAGCCTGATTTTCGAAAATAGAATACACAAGTCCGGCAGTCATGTAGCAAAGTGCATAAAATACAGCATCAGAAGATTTCATGTTAATGCCGGATGATGGATCGTATGAAGCTTCATACACAAAAACTGATACGGTATGGTTCGAATCAGTTCCTACGCTGTAATATTCCAATGTCTTCTTACCTTCAGGTGAGTATGACAGAATACATACAGGCTTGTTGTTACCACCCCTTGTGTATTCGTTTGACTGCTGTTTCGCCTGTTCACTTTCAAGAGGGAATGCTTCTGACACAGTTCGCTTCCACCCTTCCATCCTGAATGCTATAAGCTTAAGAAAATCATCAGGAAGAACTATATATCCGGTTCCATCGTCATTTTTAACCGGGCTTGACGTTCCTTTCTTCGGATTCACAGGTATTGCGGATTTCAATACTATCATGGCAAGAGCATCACCTATACATGATTCAATGTACTGGTCGATTTTTATTGTGTCTTCGTCAAGGAGAGAGGAATTAGTTTCTTCTCCTATCTCGTTCATTATAGCCTTTACCTTTGATATTATTTCATCCTTTGTCACCATAGTTATTTCCAGTTGGGGAATTCAATTCCAAGTTCTTCTGCTTTCATTTTTATTCTTTCCTTGTCCTGAAGTTCTGCAATAGGGATACTATACTCACTTATAAGAATTTCCCTTGCAGATTGCACGTTCTTTACGTCAGGATATGATTTTACGGATGATTCTGGTTCCTTTTCATTTTTATCTTCATCAGAAACCGGTTTCTCATCATTCACTTCAACTTCTCCAATCTTAAATGACTTTTCAAGCTTTATCATTCCTTTAATATAAAGCCTGTGGTTCTCGATTGCGGTCTGAACTATCGGATCAGAAGTGCTGAATGTGGCAGGAGTAATTCCGGATGGAGTTATAACACCGTTTGCAAAGTTCACACGAAGCTTTGCGTTGTTTAACGGTATGAGAACGCTCATTTCTACTTTTCCGTAAATGGCATATCTTTTTTTATATAATGCTATCTTTCCCATAATACAATATCAGGGAGGCAATAAGCCCCCCTTTTTTAAACGGTTATGAATTAAAATTCGTCCTTGGTGTAGATTTCACCTTCGTATTTTTCCCATGAAGAACCGTTCCATTTCCAGAACTCACCGGCTTTAGAACCTGATATTCCTGTACATGCCTGTTTCAGATAGTATATCTGACCTTTAGCAGGACTTGAAGGAGCATCAGAAGAATTGTCATAAGTAATCACGACAGTTGCACCCGGCAAGCTTCCTTTATCGTCACCTTCTACCCAGATATGGGAGTAACCTTTCAGTGCAAGAGCGTTGATCGAAATAACGGCTTCTCTCTTTGCTTCTTCTCCTTCAATTTTTTCAGTTGATTTTTCTTCGTTCTTATACCAGTAACGAACAAGTCCTTCCATGTCAAGGATTGCGCCTGAATTAGCATATCCGATAACATCAAGAGTAGGTTCGTGTTTCAGGTAGAAGTCACCGAAAACAGTGTGAAGCTGAGTACAAGCAAATCCCCATACTTCCTTAGATGTCATTGTGATGTCCTTGTGCTTGGTGAAGTCAATGTTCTGTATGCTTTCAAGCATATCTCGGCCCATCAGCCAGAAAGCTTCCTTGGAGCAGTCGTTACCGGTGAATTTCAATTTTGCAAGTGCAATGATTTCTTCAAATGTCCATTCACCATCGTGCTGCCATTCCCTTTTGAGCTGCCATCTGATTCCTTCTGTCGTGTATACGTCCTGAACACCCATCTGACCACGATTAACCTTGAACTTTCCTTTGTGACTAATCCAGAGTGTACGGTTATTTTTCCTTCTGTACTGTTTTACTGCCGCTTCTGCGATAGTAGCTTTCTGGAATGGAATACGTTTCTTCTGACTGTCAAAGTAATCAGAGATAATCTGATTCATGATTGTCTTCTGCAGATACACTCTTGTAGGTTGTGGAACAACAAGGTCCGGTGCTACCTGTTTCTGAGTTTCTGCACATGCGTTGCTTAAAAGGATAAGTTTTGTTCCTTGCTCAATAGTAGGAACATTACAATACATGTCGGTTGATTGAGATTTCGGACCGTTCACAGCTCTTACGATAGGGCTTCCTCCGTTTGAATCATCCTTACCAACAATAAACAGCATAAGGTCAACACCTTCAAGTTCTTTCTGTCCAGTAGGATCGTAACCATTAACGCCTTTTGCGATAATTGTACCGTATTCCTGGAACAAGTCTGCATCGGTTGAAGGAACCTTAATTACAGCGGTCTGGCTGCTTGCTGCCGTATATTTTTCAGTAGTTTCTACCACAGCTTTCTGTTCGTCAATCAGGTAGTGATCAACTTCAAAACTATGAACCCTAACCTGCCTTTTTGCCTTTCGCATAATTCCGTCAAGTACGGTTTCATCCGTACCAATAAGGAATATATCTTTATCAATGTCAGGCTGGATAAGTCCGTCACCTCCTACTCCACCTGTTGCGCTTGCTGCGCCTGAAACAGTAGTTGCCTGTCCTGGTACCTGGCTTTCCACGCCTGCCTGTCCAGGTGATGCCTGAGCACCTCCTTCTGTTACGGCCACTGTAGCTGTTGCGTCTGCGGCCAGCATAAACGGTGAACCTATAATCACTGACAGGATAGTCAGACAGATTGAAAACAGGCTCCATTTTTCTTCTTTCAAAAAACTGATAACTTTTTTCATGTCGTGTTTATTTTTATTTGTGTTATGGCTGTTATGCTTCGCTTGCAAGCTGAAGGAATGATTTTGGCTTGCTTTCCTTTTTGGTTCTCTGTGTAACCGCTCCAAGTCCGGTTGGCATCCCGTCTCCTATCTGGTCTTTTCTCATTTTATGCACATTTTCGTTTCTTCCTTTGACCTCTCCGGCTTTCAATGCGTCACTAACGTCAGTGTCATAGTTGAAAGCCTTGTCAATCATAGCAAGAAGTTCTGTCGTGTATTTACCTGAAAGAATAGGAGAAGCGATTTTATCCCAGATATTATCAAGGAAATCATCAGGATTGTACCCTTTCTCCTTGCAGAATTGTTCAATAATTGGAGTAGACTCATCAATGTTCTTCTTGTACTCATTCTCTCTTGCAGCCAATTCTTCTGCTTCCTTTTTCCTTTCTTCTTCTGCAGATGCAATATCTTCGTATTCAGGAGTGCCTTCTTCAGCTGATAGAAAGTCTCTTCCGTAATACCTTACAAGTGCATTACCGCTTGAACGCTTACCGCTTACAATGTCGGAAAGAACAGAAGCAAGTCTCGGGTCCCTGTTGATTGCATCGGAAAGGATTTTTTTCTGCTCTTCATTCTTGTTGTAACTTTCGATAAGCATTCCATAGGACGACTCTTCATCTTCAGGGTTGTATCCTTCCATTTTTGCCATCATCATGGAATTAAACCTTTCCTTGTTGGTAGGTTTTCTTTCCTTTTCTACACCGGCATTTTCTTGTACTGCCGGTTTTTCGTTAGTTTCTTTTTCCATGCTGTAGTATGTTTGTCATGTTTTGCGTGTATTGCAAAGTAAAATGTATTTGGTATTCAAATGTTGCTGAATTGGGTATAATTATTGCAGACTTGGGTAATATGTTATAATGATTTTCTTTTATTTGTATCTTTGTAGAAAAGGCTGTGTTATGAGGGACAATGACATTTCAGAAATCCGCCGTCAACACATAGCTAATGCGTTTTTTGAGGAAATGAAGTCACTTAGGAAATATTCTCTTACGCAAGATGATATAATCAGAAGCGTAATGACGAAAGGAGCTCCGAGATTTTATGTGAGTTATGAAAACGCAAGGCGTTATGTATCAAAGATTGACAGGGGCAAGCCGCTTGGGCTTAAAAACAAGAATACAATCCTCATGTATGAGGAACTCTACAGAAGGTACAAGGAGTATAAAGAAAAAACCGGATTTGTAGGTTATCAGATTCTGGCAAAGATACTACAGGAAAAAGCACCTTCTTACTACATAGACCTGAAGACGTTCAGGGAAATAATATACGGTTATTACAGATTGAGGAAGAAATGCCGGTCATAATAGTTCTATTTGTTGTATGGCTGCTTTCATTCTTTCTTCCAGTTGAAAATCTTGCCGTTTCTTCTACCTCTCCATGGTGGACGTTATTCACATACAGCTTTGTACATTCCTACTTTCTTCACTTGCTCGTTAATTCATTCGTGTTCTGGACGTACTATCGCGTAATGCGAAAATCAGACGTTTATTATCTAATACCTTCCTGCATATTAATTCCGGCAATTTCAGGCTATCTATCAGCAAAAAGCGTTCCTACATGCGGATTTTCATCAGTAATATCTGTTATGATGGGATATTATCTTTCAGGATGCAGTAGAAAGATATTTGTTAAGGCATTGTTCCTTATATTGTTTTCGTATGTATTCACCGGCTTGTTCTCGAAAGGCGTGAACACACTCATTCATGTGTATAGCTTTTCATTCTCTTATATTACAAGCGTAATTTATAGAAAGTTATGCTGTCTCCTTCAAAGATAATAGAGATTAACAATGAGAGACTTAAAGTAATAAACTCTCCATATAACCCTATAACCGGGGAAGGATCATTTTCTATTAAAAGAACACGTGTAACATGTGAAGATTTTCCTTTGAATGAAATGTGGCTTCCGGATGAATTCATAGAAACCGGATTCTGCCAGATTATACTTGCACTTGGTGTAAGAAGATACATAACACAAATTCTAAAACAGGAATACAGTGAATATACAGCAAACCTTCTGTATGTTGAATTCTGTGTGCAGAGGTTTACTTACGACTTTGAGTTCTGGGCATACAGTACCGCTCTTATTTCGCCGAAGGGAGGTGGAGAGGATATAAGGTTTTTCCTGAACAGGGCACAAAGGACATATCTTAAGACGCTTGAAGAACTAAGAACATCAAACAAGCCTATAAGCATAATTCTGTTGAAAGCCAGGCAGTGGGGCGGTTCCACTCTCACACAGATTTACATGCTTTGGATTCAGATAATACACAAGAAGAACTGGAACAGCGTTATATGTGGTGATGTGGAATCCCAGTCTAATATAGTTTCAGGTATGCTTTCCAAAGTTGTTGAGCACTATCCTTCGTGGGCCGCAAATGGTGTAAAGCTTGATACAAAACCGTTTGAGGGTTCCTCTAAGACAAGGCAGATCCAGTATTGTCAGTGCCTTTATTCTGTCGGTTCAGCACAGAAACCTGATAACCTTCGTTCGCAAAACATATCAATGGCCCATCTTACGGAGGTTGGTTTATGGAAGGAAACAAAGGGGAAAAAGCCAGAAGATCTTGTGCAATCTATTTTTGGTTCAATCAATGACGGTCCGTATACGGTTAAGGTTCTTGAATCCACCGCCAAGGGTGTGGGTAACTACTTCCATCGTACATGGTTAAAGGCGGTAAAGGGAGAAAACGATTTCACTCCTGTATTTATACCATGGTTCCTGATAGATATGTACTCCACATATATAGGTCCAAGCAAGTACAGGCAGTTCATAGAAACAATGAACGAATACGAAATGTACTTGTTTGAACTTGGTGCCACACTTGAAGCAATCGCATGGTACCGAAAAAAGAAGATGTCAATGGAAGAGGAATGGCGTATGTGTTCTGAATATCCTTCTGATCCGAAAGAAGCGTTCCAGTCAACCGGTAGGCCTTACTTCCCAAGAAGGTATGTTGAACAATGTAGAAAAACCTGCATGGAACCTGCATTCTATGGTGAGTTTGTCGGAAACGCAATGAAGGGTGAAAAGGCATTTGACAATCTTCACTTTGTGGAGATGAAAAGAAAGAAGGATTCAAAGGACAACATACTTAACGTGTGGTTTCTCCCGGACAAGGATGCAAATCTGTATTACCAAAGATATGTAGTATCGGTAGATATTGGTGGTACCGGTGAAAAATCCGATTATTCTTCAATTAAGGTGTTCGACACGATAGCAATGATAGAAGGTGGAGTTCCTGAAGTTGTTGCTGAATGGCATGGACACATCGAACATGATATGCTTATATGGAAAGCGGCTCAGATAGCATACGCCTATGGTAATGCGCTTCTTGTAGTGGAAAGTAACACTCTTGAAACGGAAGGAACTGAAGGAGATAACTTCGAATACGTACTTGACGAAATAAAGGATTATTACACCGAGCTGTACAGCCGTACAAGTGCGGAACAGATTAAGGAGGGTGCACCGGTTAAATATGGTTTTCATACAAACCCTTCAACGAAGCCTATGGTTCTTAATTTCATGAAGTCTGCCATGAGAGATTTTCTATATATAGAAAGAAGTCTGGAAACAACATTTGAATACGAACAGTTTGAAATTAAGGAAGACGGTAAAAAGACCGGTGCCGTAGAAGGCTGTCATGATGACCGTGTCATGTCTACTTCAATAGGGCTTTACGTATGTTACAAAAAGGGTAAGCCATACAGGCTTGCACAAAAAAATACGGGATTCCAGAAGAGGAAAACCCGTATCGTATCAGAAGCATCAGTTTAGGCAGCTTGTACAATTCCGTCCTGTGGAGAAGCATTTGCATCGTTCATCATCTTCCCTATAAGTCTAGGATTGTAGCTTGAAATCTGTTGCATCAGTGCTGGATCCATTTGTGTCATGCTTTGGTTTTCTGCCATTTCCTGCTCTGCACGTTTGATACTTTCCAGTATTTTTGATGAAAAAGGAAGGCTGGAGTTTTCAAGCAAAGTCTTAACATTGATAGCCTGCATTTCGAACAGTTTCATCAGGAACTCGTTTTCAAGCATCTGGAATGTCGGTGTATTGGTTCCTTCTGTAAGTTCGATGTCAAGCTGTGCCCCCTGTACCTTTTCAGGATTGTAATACTTAGATTCTTCCGAATAATCTTTTCCGGCAAGTTCAATGTATCTCGGAGAATTGTAATACTGCTGTATGGTCTGCATAAGCTTAAGGTCACGCCTTTTTCTGAACGACTTGAACGAATCAAACAGTCCTTTCAGATTCATTGACGCGTTTTCCGTCTGCTGAGCGTACAGTGAAGCCGCTGTTCCGGAAGAAGGTTCCTTACCCTGCATTGCTGAATTTACTCCTGCAATATCATTGATAAGCTTTAACTGCAAGCTAAGCAGTTCATAGTCTCCTTGTACGGCACCGGCTCCGTTTAGCTGTGTTATTACAGAACGTATGTCCTTCCCTGCTTTAAGCCTGCAGAACAGCACACCGTTGTACCTTACATATTCATCAACAATTTCTTCCCTGCTCATGCTGTTGAATGCGTCCTCATCAATAACAACAAGTCCTTTTGCAGAAGATGAACGTATGAAGTCTATAAGAGTCATTGTACGGTTAATGCTTCTCTGCTGGTCTATGAAGTCCTCAATGAAGTTGAATACCTGACCGTGTATCAGAGGATAAGCGTGAAATACATAATTGTGCTGTCCATGCCAGTATGGGCTTCTTCCTTCCTGAAGCACGTCTCCCCAAGGCGTAAGATACCTGTAATACCAGTATCTTTCTACCTTGAACTCGTATTCAATAAGAAGAATATCTTCTTCAGCTACTCCTGCCAAAGAAGCTTCCTGTATCCTTTGACGGTTTATATGCTCTATCTTATCAACTTCATTCAATCCTACAAAACCCCAGCTTCCATCAAGCATGTCCTGATAGAAATAAGCATCACGGCTTTCAAGCTTCCATCCAAGAATAACACGGCAAAGGTCCGCATCTGAAGGAGTGTAGAAGTCTGCATATTTCTGGTTGTATCCCTGAACACCGTCAACAAATGACCTTCTCTGGAATCTGTTTTTACCGTAGATGCTTTCAAGCCATTCCCTATCACTTCTGCTTTTTGAAAAAGCAGCTACTACCGTTTCAAAGTCCATGTCAAAGATTTCACCGATACATGTTATATCCCATCCTCGGTTATCCTCTATATTCGTATTGAAGAACAGTCTTGAAGGATCCACGTTATAAACCCAGGCGTCATTCATGTGTTTGTATTCGTTGTATCCGAATTCTATTCTTTGGGCAATGAATCCACCGCACTCAAGCATAGTTAATATTGAAGCATCAAGTTCTGTTATTTCGTTGAGTGACTGAGAATATTCAAGTGCTATGCTCATCATTTCACCTATTTTTGCTTCATCACGGTCTCTTACAGAGCATATAGTTTTTGTTACATTTCTTCTGAACTGACCTTCTATATTTTTGGTTATAGGAGCAATCATGTTGTTCTTCAAAGGAACTTTTCCCTGTTTTTTGATAAGTTCTCCTTCCGTTATGCTTTCTCCTGAGTCCGGGTCTGTGATATAGTCTCCCCACTGGTCACCCTTAGCATACATAAGAGAGCGTTCCATCTTGCTTCTTGCTGTATAAAGGCTACTCCAGTACGAAGAAAACTCTTCAAGCTCATCATAGGCTGTACCTCTTGTGCGTTTTACCGTATCTTTTGTCCGGTAATCACGCGCAGGCTTTACTTTTCTGTTCAAAAATTTATTCATGATACCGTATTTTTGCAAAACTACTCTATTACTGATAATAAATGTTGATATGTTGGGTAAAGCGGCAGGTTAATTTCCTGCCGCCATCGTTCTATTTCAGAGAATTAACAAGTTCTCTTCTTATCTCAATTATCATATCTTCTACCTGCTTTCTCTCTTGTCCTTCAAGTTCCTTTGCCATCTTGTAAAGTCTGTCAAGTCTGTCCTGATATGGTTTGTATCTCATATACTTTCTAAACATGTCAGAATTTACAATCTGTCTGTACTCTTCCGGGTTGTTCCTGTAATTTTTCTTTACACCGTTAAGTTCGTATTTAAACTGTTCCATTTCGTCACGGAGATTGAAATATTCAGTATTTATCCCAGAGAATGAGTTTCTATCATCAACCTTATTATAGAACCTGTTTACTATTGGAACATTTCTTGCAACAAGATTTTCGTCCATTTCTCCTTCTGCCATTGATTTGGCACCATAGTAAATCGTCTTTCCTGACTGGTTAAGGAACTTGGCCATTCCTCCGAAGTAGGATTCAAGAAGATTTTCAACCTTAGCCGGGTTGAAGTCGATAAATCCTTTTCTGAAATCGCTTCCTGGACCTCCACCGTTTGTAAGGTCATTGAAGAATTTTGAAGCATCAACAAGCCATCCGGAAGTTCCCTTATATACCCTCTTCCATTCAGGATCACGTTTATTGAAAGGGGTTAGTTTTGCTATTGGCTTTCCTGTAAAATCCTCGTTCCAGAAGTATGTCTCGAAGATTGGAGCAAGCGCATCGGGAACAAACGTCTTGAAACCTTCGTTACCTGTCGGGTTAAGAGGAAGAATATCTGCAATCTGGCTAACGGTTCCTTTTGCAAGTCCTGTCGGGGTCAATCTTTCTCTACCAGAAGTAAGCTGATACGCATAATCTCCAAGTCCGTAGAATGCACGTAATTCAATAGGCAAAGGAATAGTAACAAACTGTCCGTTTCCTGCATAAATGCAAAGGTTGTTCCTTCTTACCCATTCAGGAAGGTCATTGTAAGGATTGTCGTCACCACATCCAATAATGCTGTAAAGGAGGTTGTTTACAACAGGGATAAGCATACCTGCTGTCATGAAACCTCCGAGTGCTGAATAGAACTTAACAGGATTCTTTACCCTAAGCCTGTTGAAGTTGCTCAATGACTGAACTGATGCGTTAAAGAACATGTAAAGGTTTTTCATTGCATACGCTGTTAGTCCGAATAATCCTCCTGTTTTATATCCTGCACCTTTCTTATTAAAGTTTACAGTAATTTCTTTTGCGTCATTTACAGAATCAACTATACTTCTTCCCATCTGTCTTGATGTCATGTAAACAGCAAATCTGGATATATCTTCCGCCATACGGTTGAAATCTTCAAGTCTTTCCAGTGTGTAGTCCATTGCACGTTTAGCGCTTCCTCTTTCACCGGTAATTCGTGAAAGTTCCTTTATGACCTTTTTCTTATATGCATCAACATCATGAAGGTACATGTAACCTGTCTCACCTCCATTATCAACGAATTCCCTGAAATACATATCAGACTCGGAGTTTTTGCCTTTTCCCATGACTCCTTTGACTACGGTCGGTAATGCGGTAAGAATATTTTTTCTGAATCTTGCTGAGTATTTAGCATCTTCCTTTATCCATACTGCTGTCATCGAGAATATGAGGTCCCTTGAAAGGTTACTCATAACAAATGCAGGGTTTCTTGTTGTAAAGTTTGCTGCAAGCCATCTGTTCGCCCGGCTTATGGAATTAAACATAGGATTCTTTTCAGCATCAGGGTTTGTAAGTCCGTTTACAGCCTGTGCCGCTCTCGGATTTCCATTTACATAAATTATATAGTCCTTACCTCCGTTCTTTACAACTACAGCATGCTGGGATATGTTATTTTTCAATATTCTGTAATCAATGTTCAGTCCTGATGATTTCTGGGTGGCAAGTCCCTTCTCTTTAAGATTCTTCATCTTTTCTTCATGGTCACTTATCTTTTGTGAGATAATTTCCGGTGTATCATTATCCTGTATTTCCGGCATTGATATGGTCCACTCATCTTTAGCCTGATCATAAACATACCATGCTTTACGCATAGTTGCTACATCTGTAGGATGATTCATTACCATATTCATGAAAGACTGCTTCATTAGATTTTTGTTACCTTGCAATATTGCGCTTTCAGCCATGTTCCCTATTGTTGCCATAACTTCGTCAGGTACCGATTTTCTACCCTTCATTGATTTAAGTACAGAATTAAGAGGGCTTCTTTCTGAGTTTATGTACTCATACACATCTTCTGCTGTCTTTTCATTCCATCCTCTTAAAGGTACGTAATACATGAACATTTTGCTGACCTTAGCAAAATGGTCTTTATCCATCATTCCGCTCTCGTATGTCTTTTTAAGAGTCTCCTTTGTAGCCTTGTTTGTTTTATCCCAAAGTACGGAAGTGTCATACTTTGATTCAAAGTCTTTGACATATTCAAGTGCGTCATTCTGGAAGTCTGTATGTTCCTCGTTGTCAATGCTTGTAAGGATTGCTTCTGTAGCTGAGAAATCACCTACTTCTCCTATATAGTCTGATAAAGCTTTCAGGTATTCATATCCTGAATACATATTCCTGAGCCTGTCTCTTTCCATTATAAAATCATCTGCAAACTGCTGGGCATCGTTAGGGTTTGTATTTATAATCTCATTAAGCCTTTCTCGGAATGTCATTTCCACATTACGCTCTATTCCATGAGCAAGCATCATGTATCTCTCAATTTCCTTATGGCTTAAACCGTAATTTTTCATCATCTTTCCCTCAGCTTCCAGCATCGGCTTGAAGAACTTTTCGTAATACTCTTCAGCTTCGGCAGTGTTTTTTGAACTCAACTGATTCTCTGCTTTGTATGCGTCCTCGAATGACTTAATAGGTTTACCTGAAACATTTGCTATAACTTCCTGAAGGTTTTTTAATGCGAGCATACTATCCTGATATGCTTCACGTGCTTTATACTTCCATCCTTGAAGTGAGTTTTCGTACTCTTCCCGGCTACCGTCTGATTCTCCTTCACGGAAATAATTTCCTACACCCATGTTGTATTGCATTGCCACATCAATGGCCAAATCTATCGGTCTGTTTTTGTCAAGATTCTGTGCGCTTCTCCAGATAATATATTTCAATTCGTTGTCATTGATTTGGATATTAATACCAATTCTTCTAAGAAGATTCTTGAAAGCCTGCTTTATACGCTCCCATGTAGATACGTCAACCACACTCTCGGCCATTCTTGCAAGATATTCTTCAGTGGCTACACGTGAATCATAACCATATTTTGGAAGAGTTCCGACAATCTTATTTCTTATTTCTTTGGATACGTTTCTAAATACTTCATCCAGGAAATCGTCCATTCTTTCATCACCAACAAGTTTTCTAAGTCCGTAATGGGCAACTCCTTCATGAAGAATTGTCTGCTTTACGTCCTCAATACCTGATGCGTTAGGAAGATATACGTAAACCTTACCTTCCGAAACAGAGAACCATCCTTTTATTTTTCTTCCGCTTTCAATAGCTGATTTTACTGACGGATCTGAAATCTGTTCAGTAGATGTTACTACCTGAAGTGGAACATTAAGTTTTTCTGCAAAACTGTAGGCTTCATTCTCATTGTAATCAATGCCAGATTTTACAGAACTTACTTCTCGATAAAGATTATCAGGCAATTCACCTCTTTCTGTTATTACGTTTACCTTGTCACTCATTTTGAAGTCGTTCATGTTCTCCTTGAACCAATCAAGAACTTTCTGACCTTCTTCAGCTTCTTCAAAACCTTCGTTGAACTCAATGTATGAATTAAGATTGTCTATAATATCACGCTTGTCTATTTCACTGTCATTGTCTCTAATAATATCTTTTATAAGTTCTGGTACTTCTTCGCTGTTTTCTACATTTTTACCTTTATAAAGAGGTTCGCTGTACCCCCAATACACTTCATAATCTGCATTTGGATCTTTTCTCACATCAACATAAGGATAGCGGCTTATATCCTCTCCCTGGAACCGCATCATAAGTTCCTTAATAAAAGGGTCTACTATAGAACGAGGAGCGTCTTCTTCTCTAAACCTAACATCGGATTCGTTTTCAAGCTTTGCTTTCTTTGATACGGTAACACCCATCTTGCTTAGCCTGTCAAGTGCTTCAGGAAGATTATCAGAAGATATGTCTGCAACCATATAATTCCCTCTTGTCGTAAACTCCTTGTTGTCTGCAAGAGAACGCAGCTTGTTATCCTCAAAGAATTCACCTCCCTGCTTTTTTGACCTTGGTACCTTTAAAGCGTAACCTGTTCTCCATCCCGTATTTCTTTCTACAACTACCCTCTTATCCTCGCTAACTACCGTTTCTCCCTGCTGTATCTGAATAAGACGGCTACTAATAGGAGCACTTGTAGTAAGATTTTCAGGTTTAAAGCTGTCTGAAAGAAGTATTCCCTGCTTTGTATCACCTTCAATGGTCGAGTACGAAACAAGATAACCTTTTACGTTTACAGACTTCTTTGTATCAACGAGTGCCTGAAGAAGGTTTCCGGTAACAACATAAGATTTCTTCCTTGTCTGAGTAGGTACATGGGAATCCCATGAATCAACATTAAGGTCTTTAAGGAAGGTAGGCTGCATCATAGTGTTCATTCTTATTGAATCAAACGCCTTTACTTGATTAAGAGGTATTTCTACCTTTCTCCTTCCGTCAAGTGTGGCAAACACGGCAGTAGAAGAACTTGGAGAGTAGTCTTTGCTGAACTTGAATCCCAAGAACATTCCTCTGCTTGGAGCAATTGTAGCCATAGCTTCGTCAAGATTGAAAGGAATTACAAGAGGTTTCATTGGCGTAAATGAGTTTACCTGTTTGAGAATGTTATCCCTTCTTTCCTGAATAACATTTCTCTGTTTGATAAAGCTTTCATTTGCCTTTTTCATTATATCCTCTACAACCACATCTGACATCTTTTCTATTTCCTCATCGGTAAATTCATTTTTACCGTTCTCTCGTGCTTCCTTTGACTTGGCTATATAGTTCTTTTTTGCTTTTTCAGCACGTTCTTCTGCGCTTTGTGAAAGCCTTTTCTTCAATGACTCAATCTTTTCATCATACAATGAGTTCATTTCCTTAATCTTCTTCTCCTTCCAATCGTCAAAGTTTTCTCCTGAAGTCATTCTTTTTACAGTTGATCTGATTTCTTCTGCCTTCATAGGCTTTTTAAGAACATCAACTTCAACTTCTTCAAGATACGTGTTGTCTGCAAATGCGTTTCCGCTGTTTGGTTCTGTACCCGGCTTCCATATCTTTTTGCTGATAGTCTTTGCCTTTAACGGCATAGTGGTAATTTCAAGGTCATTCTCTCCTGCATCGTTAAGAAGCTGTATCTTCACGCTATACGCATCAGTGATTTCCTTGAATACTTCCTCCTGCTCTTTTACCGGAAGGAATGGAAGGTATCTGGCTATCTTTGCTGCGCATCCTTCTTTTTTAGCTCCGCTTGCATCGTCAGTATTTGATTCTTCTCCGCTTTCAGAAAGCATGTTAAGAGGGTCTCCAAGCTTTTCAGACAGTTCAGGATGCTCAATCATATACTGCCATGTTACTTCATCACCGTATTTGTTAAGATAATCAACAACTTCCATTTCATTGAACTTAGATTTTTGTGACGATGTGGTGTTTGCATCAAGCGATTTAAGTTTTGCCTTGAACATCATCTGCAATCTCTGTTCTGCAGGAATTGAAGACATGATATATTCGTATTTTCCCCTGAACTTCTGTCCGGTTCTGTCTATACGACCTCTCATTTGAACTTCATCGTTAATATCACTCTGGAACTGAGCAAATACCATTACACGCTGACGCTGGTCCTCAAATTTTGGAGAAGCATGTAGAGATATACCGGTACTTCCGGACTTGTTTACCATCAGTACATCAAGTTGGCCGTTGTTGAAATCACGAGCGGCAGACTTCTTGTCACGGTCCTTACGGTTCTGTATGATATACTTGCCGTTTTCGTCCTGAACCATTTCAAGTGTTCTTCCGGTTATCTCACCAACCTTATATCCTGCATTCTGAATCTTAATCTTTATAGCATCCATAGGACTTATAGGAAGGTCTGCTGAGAGGTGTTCAATCTTACTCTTGATTTCGTAATACCTGTTTTGACCTGCTTCTGAAAGGTCATTAACCGTGAAGGACTTGTTTACCTTTTCTCCTTTCAGGTTGGTTTCAGTGTATCTCATAACACCGTCAAGCGCACGCATGAGTGTAGCTGAGAAGTTTGGCACCTTATCCATAGGTGTGTCTTTAGGTGCTTCATCAAGAAAACCTTCCATTGTATTGGTAAATGATATTACAGGCTTAAATCCATTTTTAAGGTTTTCTATAACTCTGTTGGCTACTGCATCTGCTTTAAGAGAAAACAAAAGCTGATTGACAAGATTGTACATCTTGCTTGCAAACGGAGTGTTTGTAACACCCAACTCTGACGTTCCCTGCTGAAGATTTGAATATCCTCCCTCTTCAGACAATTCTTCTGAGATTCCCTGTACAATAGGTGTAATATAGTCCTTCTGGAATGCGCGAATATCACTGAATATAGAAGATACTTCGTCAAACTGTTTTCTCTGAACGGCATCTTCCTCTTCGCTTACCTGCATCCAGTCAATTGTTACACCTTGGAAACTTCTTTCCCTTCGAATCATCTGCCCTGACTGAACAAGCTGCTTTGACATGATTTCCTGCAATGTTACACCTCCCTGAGAGATTGCTTCAATCATATCCTGCGGAGATATTCCCGACTTTGACAGGTCTGTCTTCATTGCATATATAGGCATGTTGTCAGCACGTTTGGCGAATGTAGCTGAAAGGAATGTTACACCCTTCACTTCTGGCATTATGTACTGCATGTACATGGAACCTCCACCGCTTCCACCGGCTGTGTGGCTTTCGTCAAGAATCATTATATTCCCTTTTGAAAGAGCCTGAATCACATCACGCCTTTCCTGACCGCTCTTGTCAGCTGCAGAAGGTGACTTCTTTTTGTAACTTTTATCCTTCTGCTGAATTCCGTCTTCTTTGGCTTCATACTCTTTCGTTCCATTGTTTATCTGAGAATAGGTGGTTATTACATAATCATATTCTTCAGGAAGTTTTCCGTTTTTGAGAATGTAGTCGAACACCCTTCTCCTTTCCTTTTCGGACGGTAGTTTGTGTACTACATTTCCTGCTGCATCCGTTATGGCTGCATTTTTCGGGTCGGATGCTATGATAAAAGGACGAAGTTCACCGCTTCCTATATCTGCAAGGTCTCTATAGTTATCTGAGAAAAGTGCAGGTTTCTGGGTAAAATAAATTGGATTGTATCCTTTTCTAACCGCGTACCTGATAAGTGCAGCACCTTGCCGGCCTTTTCCTACACCAGTCATATCACCGATAATAAATCCATTTCCCTTATTCATCTGATTTATTGCAAGAGAAACAGAATCAATCTGTTCTGCGGCCAAATAACTGAACAATTCATCCTTGCTTGAATATCCAAGCTGGTCAACCAAGAACTGGTCTACATCACCAATGTTAGCCAATGAATCAGCAAGTACCTGTGCCTGGTTTGCAGGTACCACTGACATAAGTGTACCGGACTGGCTTCTGTTTGGATATGGTACTTTTTCATCAGTAAGGTTTACTGATAGTCTGGTTCTACCGGTATTATCTCCTGAATCAGTTCTGACAGATTCATTTGTACTGATTCTTCCGGAATCTGTTCCGTTATCAGTTCTTCCTTGCTCTTGAACAGTGTTAATGCTTCCTGCATCTGATCTGTTCCCATTATCCAAGATGCCAGAAGTATTTTCTGCTTTTCGTCCTTCAGGTTTTCGCTGTTTGGATACGGAAGCATTTTCGGTGCTTCCCATGTCATTGTCAGCCCTGACTCCCTTGTCTGCTTGTACGGATTCTCTCCTTCCTCCAGGCTTTGTTCTATCGCTGACATTATTGTCTGTTCCACTTCCTTTTTTGTCAGTGGTCCGGGGTTCTCCTTCTGTACCGTCAAAGAGATTCCCCATTTGCTGTAACGAACGTATATCATTTTGTATTCTGTTATATAATTCTTCAAAGCTATTTACCTGCTCTGCTCTTGCCTTACTCTTTACGGGTGGCGCAATCAGCTTGAACGGACCTTTCTTTCTTCCGTTTATAAGGATAATACGTACATCGTACTTCGTTCCGTTTCTCTTGTACATATCACCGTTAAGGTTGATTACATCTACCACATTATAGTGTGAGTAAAGATAAGCAAAAAGTCTCATATCTTTGCTCTGCATTGCGCCATTATCACGGTAAGACGTGTTTCCACCAATGACTATTGCAGCCCTTCCATTATCTTTCATTGATTCGAGTGCGTTTATAGCCATCAGTCCTTCGAGTGAACTTATCTTAATCTGTCCTTCGTCAAATTCTCTTGCTGTTGTTGAACCGAACGGAGGATTTGTAAGCACGGCATCAACTTCACCCGAAAAAGGAACAAGTGCATCCTGATTTGTTACTTTCCCATATCCGAGGGTGCGAAGATTTTCAAGCCTTCTTTCGTCTATATCGTTTACATGTACGATAGCGGAAGGGAATGTTATTGTGAGCGCACCATTCCCTGCTGACGGCTCCAATACGCTTTCAATCGTCTTGCCAGACTGAACGAACTGCCCCATAACATAACCGAAAGGAGTAGGTGTACTGTACTGCTGACGTTCAAATCTTGTGCTGTCTCTTGCGTTTAGTAGCGGCTGTACGTTGTACATTGAAAGAATCAGGTCGTATCCGAACTTCTGCTTTCCGCTGTTTATATACTTTAATGCTACATTTCTTGTCTCATTTGTCATTGCAAGTTCTACAAGTTCCTGCATATCTGTAGCAGACATATCAGAAAGTGTGCTGTATCCTTCAAGAATCTTCTTAACATCTTTCATGCTAAGCGGTGTAACTTCGTTACCTTCAACGGATGATAACGCCCTTTCGCGGATGATTGTTCCAATCTGTTTAACAGCTTCTATTTCCTGAGATGATCTGTCCTGATATTCTGACGAATCACCGGCAAGTTCTTCTGACGATTTTGGTGTGTTGTATCTGATTGTTGCATCCAAATCAACATCTTCAGGCATAATGTTTATAAGTTCTCCTTTATAAGAAGCATACATGCTGCTTACATGAGGTTTTGAGAACTGAGTTGCGCTTACCTGCTCTCCAGAGTGCATAACAACTGAAAGCAATACATTTCTTCCATCTTTCAACACTACACGCATACCTGAATTGAGCGAATCCAGATAGTCAAGTTCAGAAAGCTGATTGTTTACTTCATCTATCTTATCTTCTATCTGTTCTACCACTTCGTCTACTTCTTCCTCAGTTCCTGCTTCTTCAATTCTGCTTTCTGCCTGGCTTGCAAAAGTTTCAGTTTCTCCTGTAACAGTTTCTTTGTCTGTTTCTGTCTGTTCATCTTCTTCAAGTTTTATGTTGTTAATATCTGTCGACCTTACTTCTTCGTATGGAGTCATTTCACTTTCGTATGATTCCATTCCAGGGAAGTCACGTACTGCATTATAGAAAAGTTTAAGATAAGGCCTTACGTTGTCTCCCATATCAGAAATCATCCGTTTTGCAAAATCAACGAATTTGCGGGCTCCGGCTTCTACATGGTATGCTGCCATTTCTGCACCTATCTGCAAGAGTTCCGGATCGTAGCCGGCATTCAGGTTGTTAAGTTTGCTCCGAAGCCTTTTTCTTAACTCCTCGTATCTTTCTGTTGATACAACTTTGTTCTGTGAGCCATATTCCTTCTTCTGCTCTCTTTCAGCTACCCTCTTTGCATAATCAAGTACACCTTCATCCGGACGGATTCCATCTTCCTCTTTCTGTGTCTCTCCTTTCACGTTCTTATACTCCGCAAAAGGTTTTGTTTTTCTGCGGGAAGAATTAACCCACTTCTTAAACTCTTCTTTTGACACACGTGTTATGTTTCCTAACCCGGTCCAGTCTTTTGAATAGTTAGCCATGTATGCGCGTTTTGCTGCAAGTGCTGATTTAAACCCATACATAACCTTGTGTTCGTCAAATGTACCATCAGGATTTACCTGATCAATAACAAACACATCACCGCTTTCAGGGTTATCTGAAAGGAATACATCAATATGGTCACCATCTACACCTTCTGTACCACGTATATATCCGTAATCATTGTTCATGGTTACAGACCATTCTTTACCGTCAGCATCCTTTCCTGAACGAACGGAGCCTTTCGGGTTCTCTATCGTAATGTCGAATCCGTCTACTTTAACATGACCCTTTTTGTAGTTACCTGCTTCCTTTTGTGCTTCGGTAGGATTCTGTTCTACTTCTGCACGTGCGTTTTCTATATCCTGTTGAGTTTCAGACTGATTTTTTTGAGAAAGAACCTTTTCTTTCATATCCTGTGCAGCTCTAAGAAGTCCTCTTGAATATGCTGCCATTCCTACATTTCCAGCAATTTCATATTCTGATATCTGCCTTTTTCTATTACGTATCTGAGAATCAAAGTCAAATCCTGATAAATCGTAATTTTCATACTTATCCATCATTTTTTGATAGGCTTCTTCTTCTGCTATTTCTGGATTTTCAGAAAACCTTCTGCTTTCCTTTTCTGCATTGATTATCGTTTTTATTTGGCTAAGATTTATTTGTTTAACTTTACCAACACCTTTGTACTTGTTAGCATATTCTTCAGCTTTATTCAGTTCATCATCAGTTAATTTTTTTACGTCTTCAATTATAACATCTACAATAGGATTCTCTACTCCTGATAAAGTATTATCTATATAAGAATATATCCTATCAAAAGCATTATTATTCTTCTGTTCTTCATTTTCTGATGATTTTACTATACTCTTAGCAAAATTGTTAGCTTCTTCTTCCGTATAAAAGATGAATCCACCCTTACCGAAAGAAGAATAATATCCTCCGGCTTCCTTCGCTTTCTTCTTTGCTGCAAGAAAATCTTCACGTTCCATGCGTTTTGTGAAGTTCACTGCATAGATGTCTTTGTTCTCTTTCTTGTGGTATCTTTTCTCAACATTAAATCCTGAATCTTTTTGTATTTCTTCCTCATAAGGTGAAAGGCTGTCTATCTTAGTAGATATTGAAGGCATTTTCTTGTTCTCCAAATTTTCTATTGTGGCATACTTTTCACCGTCTTTTGTTTCGGTAAACAATACCTCGTACTTTCCGCTTCCGTTGAATGATACTATATCACCCTTCTTTACGGTTTTATTTTTGTTTTGCACTTCTTCCCAATTACCGCTAGTTAATGCGTTAGCAAGTTCTGCAATAAAAACATTTTTTTTCTGTACTTCTCCATCAATATTATAAGTTACTCCATGAAGTTTTTTTCTTTCATCCCAATTTGTTTTATAATTTTCAATGGTCATATAATCACCATTTTTTGACTGGAATGTTTTTCCAACTGCATCACGAACAATTTGTAAATCTCTTTTAGAAACTTGTTCGCTCATCAGATCAATATTTGGATTTAATTCTCCTTCTGATTCAGATACCACGCTACTGCTTTCGCCATCAGTTTGATTTGCAGGCTCCGGTTGTTCATTGACTGTTGTATCTGTTCCTTCGTTATTACCCCTGCCTTCTGGCAGAAGTTCATCGCCTTGTTCACCGTCTGTTTGTCCTTCAGTGCTTCCTGCACCTTCTGTTTCATTTCCTCTTGATTCATTTTCTGATATGATTTGTTCGTTAAACTTTTCAAATATAGCGTTTAAATCTTCATCCGAAACGGAAGAATACATGTTGTCAAGTTCTTCTTCTACGTAATCAACGTATGAAATCCACTCTTCAACTGTCATATTGTTCTGAGAAGCTTCCCATTCAAGAGCCTGCTGTTCCATGTAGTCCTCATAACCAGGTGCGCTTTCTTCTACGTCTGTACCGTGCATTGATTTTGCGGACTCCCACATCTTGGAAGGTGTGCCGTTCTGATGGAATGCATCGAGTATCATGTTGAATACGTCCTGATCTGTTACCATTCCTTGCAGGTTTTCAGGCATATCAGCGTGAATCTGCTCTGCTGCCGCTTCCGGTGTCATACCGTCAGAAGACAACGCCCAGATCATCCTTCGTCTTTCTTCCGGTGATGATGCAAGACCTAGGTGCGAACCCAACCCCTGCGTTTCTCCTGAATCATTCCAGTTGAATGTAACTCTTCCGGTTGCAATTTCACGCAAAACATGTTCCATAGGAGTGTTGGCGGTTCCCATTTCATTATCTTCGTTCACGTATCTTGCTCTCTTACGCGGTTCTTTACGTTCGTATGCTCCTGAATCTATCTTCTTCTGTACTTCCTCCTGTGCAGCCTTCTGCTGTTCAGCCGTCATTTCTGAAAGTCTCTGCTGATTTGCATCGGATTCTTCTTTTGCCTGCTCAATGATTCCACCTGGGCGTTTTGATTCAATATCATTTGCAACGCTGTTCCAGTATGCTATCTTATCGTTGATAGACTGAATGTTTGCCTTCTTCTGCTGCTTAAGACGTACAATCTCCTGAATTGTATTACCTGTAGTCTTTGCCTTATCAGCTTTTTTAAGTTCTTCCTGATAATGGTTAATCATCTGCGCGGCTGTATCCTTAGCATCGTCCACGTTTTCGCTTATCTCAATGAGTGCGGATGATGTATCCTGATATGGTGCTGATTCGAAGTCATGTTCACCGTTTTCATTAACAGGTATCCTTGATATTGCAGTCTGAGGTTCATTTTGTACCTGCTGCGGTTCAGGCTGTGTTACATCTTCACTCTGAACAACTTGTTCTTGTGAAGTTTGTTCTTCCTGAATTGCAGGTGTCATTGCGGTTCTTATCTGTTCTTCGGTTAGAAGCTTAGACTGAACAGGATTTCCTTCTTCATCCAAAGCACTGACTACATATCCGTCCGGCGATTTTTGTGTTACGGAATAAGTTACGCCATCACTATGGAATGTGGTTCCCAATTCGATTGGTTGAACGCTCTGTTCAGGCTGCATAAGTTGAGCTTCTTCAGACTGGATGAATTCTTGTTCCGCATCTTCTCCTGCTTGATATGCAAGTTCATCAGCCGGTGTATCGTCAACAAGGCTTTCGAACATGGATATTGGAGCCATCTTTACATTTCCATCCTCGCTAAGATAATATATTGTGTTGTCGGAGCTATCCTTATCTACATTCCCTTCTGCATCAAAAACTATATTACCTCGCAATATATTGACCGGATTCTGGCTTAAACCTGACTTCACCCTCATTACGGTTCCGGTTGTTGCGTTCGTCATTCTTTCAACTTGCGACTCAGCTTCCTTTCTTGCATCATACGCCTGATTCTGCACCCAGTAAGTATAATTAAGATAATCATCATAGGCATTCTTGTATTCAACAATCTTTTGAACTGTTTCCGCATCATACAATTCCGACAAGGCACTCTCACCTTCCTGATTCAATATGGACACAGCAGAATTAAGTTCCTCTTCTCCTATTCCAATATTGTTTCTTGATTCATTAAGATTAGATATAATGAAGCGTTTGTTCTGAATCATTTCTTCAGGTGCAATCTGCTTGTCTGCTTCCTGCAATGTCTGTTCCTGAAGGACAGAAGAAATGTAGTTTATGGCCTTTTTCTTTATGTCAGGCTGCATATTGCTTGACAGAACCTCCTTCACCATTCCGCGTGCTGTCTCTATATCGGCATCCTGCAATGCTTCCCTTACTCCGGACCAGTCCTCTCCCATGGTGTCGCGCATCTGATTCTCAAACTCACGCATGTTTCGGTAGTTCCTGTATTTCTCACGAAGGTATCCACCGGTTCCGGCCGCGCCAAAAAGTGCTGACATTGGAGCAACACCAAGAAATGTGTCTATATTATTGTCAATGTCAACAAGCTGCTCAGGTGTCATATCTCCTATTGCGGTAGATACAAGGTTGTTCACTACCTCTTCTCCGTATTCACCTATAGGATCCGCAATCTTAGCACGTCTGGCAATTTCCTGAACCTGCTTGAATCCGTTGCTGTTAATGATGGATGAATAAGCCTTTCCAACAGAAGCAGGAATTATCTTCCCAAGGCGGTTTGCACCGGTCACCTTACCAACCCAACCAAGCATAGGAGCAAAGTATTCTCCAAGAAGCTCGCTTCCGGTCTCTGCTGCTGTTGATACGACAGACTTTCCTATTGCTTCTGCACCAGTCTGCACATTCTCCCTCCCTGCGTATGATACAGTACCATCCTGTTCCGGAGAAACCTGAACATCACCAAGTCCTCTTCTCTGATAGTCGGCTGCTACACGCGCACCGCCAAATGTAGCTGTATGAGCGGCCACATCACCAAGGCCGGCTGCTGTCCTTGCGGCTCCTTTTGCCAGTCCGGTTGTAGCACGTCCAAGCCCCATCTTTGCAGCTTTTTCGGTTGCATACTTGACAATAGCCTTTGATGCAGGTTTTGTAACGGCCTGAATTGTTCCCATTCCGGCAATCATGTCAAGCATGAATGGAAGTGATTCTGCTGTCACTCCTCCGGCCTTGTATCCTCTTCCAAGGTCTCCTGAATAATACATCTGTGTAGCCGCATTGGTAACAAGAGCCTGCATAAGAGCATCTTCAGACGGTGAGAGTTCTTCTCCACGGTCTACTTTGTCCATAACCTTCTTAGCGGCATAGTAGTTCTTAAGGTCCTGCAATCCCATTGCCCATCCGTCCAGAGGTGCATCCTTAAATCCGCGTGCGAATCCGGAAAAGAAATTTGTATTTCCTTTCTTTTTCGCTTCGTTGGTTATATTCTGAGCCTGTTCTATAAGAGTTGATGCGTATTCAAGCTGCTTGTCAGCATCGTTCTGTTCACCTGCAAGGTAAGCCTGTGACATGGTTGAGAATATTCCACCTCCACCGGCAGACTTAACCCTCTGTTGTCTTTCCTCAACTCTCTGCTGGCGTGCGCTGTTGATAAGCTGCCTTACGCTGTCAATCTGTTCCTGATTCTTTGGCTTGAATACGTGTTCAAGTTCCTGCTTTTTCATGTACGGATCATTGGCCGCACGTTCAGCGAGCTGTATTCTCTGCTGTTCGTCCTGAACAATCCTTCCAGGAATATCGGCAGGCTTCTCTTCTGAAATCGTATTTTGCGGAAGAGGAAGAGTAGAAAGGTCATTTCCACGGCTTCTGAAATAATCAGGTATGTTATTCAGTATTCTTTCTTTTGTTTCAGCCCTCTGAGGATAAGAAGGCGACTGAACAGTAGTTACAACATTACCAGATTCTTCTTTTGCAGGAGGAATAGCGGATTCTCTTTGAACTTCGCCAGATATTCCGCTAACGAAGTTTTCATACGTGTCATTGAATCCGGTTTTGTCTCTCAGAACTTCATATACTTTCTTTCTCGCATCTTCACTCGTAGTCATGTCGTTGTCAAAATCCTCATAACTATCCATGAATCCTGTCTTGTTCTTAAGAATGTCGTATATCTTCTTTCTTGTGTCTGCGCTCATTATTCAATATCTTTTAGTGACCAACCGTTTTTATTGTTATCTCTAAGTGACCATCCTTGTTGTCTGTCATGAACCGGCCTTTTATCGTCTGTTGCGGTAAGAATAGCTTCTCTCATATCATCAATTGTCATTCCTTTCTTTGTCGGATCATTGAATTGTTGGGGGAAATATCCTATTCTTACACCTTCATTGTACATTCTTGCCACGTCTGTATCTTTGTTTAGGTCGTAAGTGACTGCACCGTCTTGGCCAAACTTCATCTTAGGATACTTCTTTTTCTTTCCTGATGATGAACCTGCATTACCGTTTCTCTTGGCTATCTCTTGCTGACGGTATTTCTCTCTTTCCATTGATGCTTCATTGTTCATCTTGGTACGCCCTGTAGCTGCGCCCTGATTGTATCTCGCAAGTTTCATCCTGAAATTATTCTTAACTCCTTCAAGTTCTTTAGCATCCTTAGCCTTACGCGCCTGCTTTTCAAGGTCGGCCGCCTTCTGCTTGTCTATAATACCAGCCTTAAGATTAGCCTGAATCTCTGCAAGGGTTTTGTCGCGTTCAAACTTAAGATTTATCTTATCCTTTTCTGCTTTTGCAGCTCTTTCAGCACGAGCTGTAGAAAGATTGTAGTTAAGCAATGTGTCGTTGTAAGAATCCCTCAGTCTGTCAATAGACTTATTGTATTGCTGGGTATTGCTCTTAATCGGGCTGAACATTCTGGCACCGGCAGCCGAAGAAACTGTTTGTCCGAAGAGATTTGCAAGATTCCCCCAGAACTCAGCGGCTCTCTGTCTTTTAAGCGAATCTTCGCTCTCCTGGTACCTTTCTCTGAGCAACGTTGTAAACACATCATCAGGAGTTGTAGGCTTCTTCTCGGTTTGTTCCTGCATTGCCTGATTTGTTGCTGCTCTCACCTGTTCTGCCGAAGAAACTGGTATAACAGGCTGTTCAACCTTGGTTTTATCAGGTTTTACGCCCTGATTGCTTCGTGAGAATTGAAAATTTGAAAAAGATTCGGGAGATTGTCCGTAATTTTCGAATTCAGGAAGCCTTGAAGTGTCTACAGACGGATTTTTCTTGATAAAATCGAAAAGTCCCATCATTTACCCCCTTTCTTCTTTCCCCATTCCTGCATGGAAAGAGCACTGCCTATAAGTCCTAGTCCGTTGCTCATAAGCTGGGCACCACCCTGCTCGTTCGCAGAAGACTGACCTAGTCTTGCCTGAAAGATGTTGTTCTGGTTCTGCTGGTCTATAGCTTCAACTTGCGCCTTTCTGGCTGTAGCCTGCGCTGCAAGTCCGGTTGCCGTTTCGTCCAGAATTTCATTGTTTGCCTGCTGTTGTGCTATTGCAGCTTCAGGAGTTGCACCGGTCACAACTGCAGTTGCCCTTGCTTCCTGATTCTGCTTTTTCAACGTGTTTTCCACTCTCTTCATGGCCGCCTGTGCTTCGGTAGAATCCATGTAATTCTGATAGTAGTTCCTGTTATACCATGCATTGTTCTTAGACTCCTGCTCGTCAATGAGCCTTTGTTGTTCCTTTGCCGCCTTGGCAGACTTGATTCCTCCGGCTATTCCGGATGCAAGTCCGCCTACGGCTCCTAATATAGCTCCAATCATACGCGTATAATTTATTTTGTGTCACACTGACAAAGTAAGCTAATTATCAGTATCATAAGTTGCGTAATTTGGTAATTGTAATTCTACACAAAGTTACAAACCTTGTAACTTCTTGTAACTTCGTATATCTTTGGGAATTAGAACATTATAAGCACTTATAAATGTTAAAAGTTACAAAATACATCATTTTTGTAACTGAGTTACAATATTAGTTACAGTTATGGGCGAAGAGAAGAATATTGCAAGAAGGAGCAGGGCAAAAAAAGTGAAGGAAATAGAGCACTCTGTTAAGCTGAATTACACTGATGAGGACCGTATTAAGGTTGTGCGGATGCTGATTGACAGCGGTATGAACTATTCAATAATGCACAAGAAGACAGGTATAAATACCAACACGATAAAGCAGTGGTATTACCGGTACAAGGGAGACATAGAATCAGCAAGCTCTACTCTTATCGCAGAGAAGGTAGAGATTGACTTCGCACGGGCCAAGCTTGAATTCCTTCAGAACCATTTCCATAAGATTAACTCCCTTGCTGACATTGCCATCAACAGGGCAATTGTTCTTTGTGATACTGAGACTGACATTAACAAGATAACCAAGCTGCTTGAAGTGATATCCAACCTTGTTGTGAAGTTCAACGAATCCAGCCAGGAACAGCAACAGAATTCAGGAACCACTATCAATCTAATTAAAGACAGCGTTTTACAGCTTAATCAGCTGAAGGAAGAACAGAGAAAAAAGATAATTGAGGTATCAGAAAATGAATAATTACTATATTTGCAAAAGTAAAAGCGTAGAAGACTTTTGTTCAAACAAACAGCCCCGACCGGATATGTATCAGGAAGGGGCTTTATTTTCACATCATATTCATTAATGACATACTTCTAAGTTCAACGAAGTCCTTGTAAAGTTCCGGCCTTATCACATAATCGCACACTCTCTTAATGCAGATGCTTGCCTGCCGGCTTCTTATCTTCGTGTAATACCTGATTACACCTTTGGATCTGTCGCTGTGGCCAAGGCAGTAGTTAATAACGCTGTCAGGCATGCAGATGTCGCTGGCAAACTGAGCGAAGCACTTCCTTGCAGAATAGAATACCACTCTTTCCTTTATGCCAAGCTCTTCTGCAAGGTCTGTTATCGCATAAGATACGTATTGTGAGAAATTGTGATAGGTGAAATTGTATCCGAAATCAAGCTTCCCATTAGGCTTCATCCATTCTCCTGTATACCTGTCAATACCTTCAGGCATTTCAAATACTATCACGTTCTCCTGCTGCGTCCTGCCGGCAGACTTTGTCCGGACGTATCTTACTTCCTTGTCGCGGAAATCAACATTCATTATGTCTATTAGGTTCATTCCTCCAAGCATGAAGGAAATCATGAACAAGTCTCTGGCCATCTTCTTTTTCTTCGTGTCAGGGCTTGAATTCATTATTCTAAGAAATGATTCAAGACTGAGTGTAACTTCTCTGACTGGTGAAGGAGATATTCTTACGGATGAAAAAGGATGAACGCTATATGATACCATCTGGTCTGATATTGCCTTGTTCACAATGACCTTAATGTGGCTTAGAATTGTGTTGATATAAGTCTGTGTCTTTCCTGACCTTCTAAGGTATTCAGAAAAGGATTTTACGAGAACAGGCGTAATATCTTCCATATCAATATCTCCCCTGCAGTAATCACAGAAGTATCTTGAAGAGCGTTCTATAAGCTTAGCATAAGAATTCCTTCCTTCTGACATAAGATAACTCACATACTCTCCGGATATTCCCTTGAATGTTACTTCTTCCCCATCCGGTCCTGACTTGATAATATCTCTAAGCTGCTCGCATGTGTACAAATCAGTGTTCTTTACATTATCGAGACGCTCCTCGTATATATCAAGCATATTCCTTAACTTCTTGTTAAGCTCACAGGCATCCGGGTGCCTTACTATCTTCCCGTTCTTTAGCTGTCCTGGATCGTTAAGAATGATTTTTGTGACGATGTAAGAAGTTACAGACTTGTGCCGGACCGCAATCCTAAGTTTGTGCGTTCCGTTTTTAAGCACTCTTTCTTTGATGATAACAGGATTGATTGTTGCCATAGTTGTGTCCTCCGACAAGGAAAATCCAGCGTTACTTTTTCAGGTACTTTTTTCCTTCCAAAAGTGGAAGAATTTTCCTTTTTTTTAATGGCATCCTGATTATTTTGATTCGTGTAAAGAAAATCAAATATCTGTATTTCAGGCTTTTATGAGAAGAGCCGAAAGCGGGACTCGAACCCGCGACTTACTCATTACGAATGAGTTACTCTACCAACTGAGTTATTTCGGCAACGTGTTTCGTTGAAAACGGTTGCAAAATTAC